CACCGTGTATAAAAAATGGCGGTTTCTCGGTTAATTTAAAGTTTTGTAATTCTAATTAAGTTATTAGTTTGCTGAAAGTTTTGGAGTTCTAATCCACCACTTCTTATACACGCAAAACGTTATATGAAATGCCTTGATGACCGTTTCCAATTGAAGTTCCGTGAAGGAAAAACAAAAAGAAAAAAGCCACCGCACTTTTAATTCGTGAATAATCTGTAAATATCATTTTTACTTAAACTTGGTGCTGATTGATGTTTTTTAAAACTACTCCAATCAAAATTTAGTATTTTATCTTTCACATATTCAACCTTGCTTTTATCATCTACTACTATTTTATAAGTTTGAGTATGTGTATCAGTAAATTTCTCTTTTCCTGCACTTACTCCTCGTCTAAAAATACACAAATCAGCATTTATATTTTCATATCCATCTTGGTCATCCCTGTAAATTTTTATCCAATCAATCTTTAAATTTGGTTTTGTGTTCAATCCATTCTTTGGTCGGGTGTAAATATTAAAACAACAATGTATTTTCATTCCACTGTATTCTAAAACTCCCAAATCAACGCTTTTAATCAAGTCAAACTCATAAAGACTATCAGAATTATTTAATTGGCTTATTGGTAATATAAATGCTATTGCATCACCTAATTCAGTTGCCTTTTTATAAAAACTTCTTGCAAGGTTATTTCTATCTCCGAAAGGTGGGTTTCCAATAATTAACCTACCGTATTTATAAGGCAAATCAAGTTTTAAAAAGTCCTGTTTTACAATGCTTTCGTGTTCGGGTTCTAAATCGTATGCAATACAATTTGGTATTTGTAAACTGAAATTACCGTTACCAGCACTTGGTTCAATAATTTCTGTTACATCAATGAACGTTTCAAAAAACAAATCAATACATTGTTTTGCCGTTTCTATTGGTGTGTAAAACTTGTCTAATTCTATATTCTTACTCATAATTATTTTAATTTTTCAAATTAATTTTTGCCACCGCACAAAAAAATAAATACTACTTCTGTGCTTCGATTTAAGTTTCTCGTTAATGAACCGCAACGAGAGCATAACAGCGTATATAAGAAATGGCACCATAAACATTCTGCTAAATTTCAACATTCTACAAGTGCCACTTCTCATATACGCAAACCGTTATGCGTAATGCCTTGCTGACGTGATTCGATTGACATTTTCGTTTGAAATTTTTAATTAAACCATTTGAGTTCTGTCGTTCCATTGAAGCCTTTTTGCCATACATACCAAGCATAAGCAACAGCACTTCCACCACCAGCAATCATTTTTTCAAATTCAGCGTTCTTTGCACAAAGCAGCCGAGAACTTGAAACATAAACGGTCTTTGGTGGTTGTGATAAGAATAGCTTTTTTCTCCCTTTGCCTTCCAAAAATTGTATCTTCAAAAACATTGCTACCTTGTTTCCTTCGGGGATAATCTGCAATGCTTTTTCAATAAATTCCTGTGCATACTTGTAAGGTGGGTTTGTAATAATATCTCCGTTCCATTCCAAGTTGTCAATGCTCAAAAAATCTATTCCTGTTTCGCCAAATCCTCTATCCATTAAGTCTGTGCTTTTTACTGTGTGCCCAGCGTTTTCAAACACCTTACTCAAATGCCCCTCACCGCAAGCACACTCCCAAATGTTTGGCAAAAATTTTTCAAGTTCTAAAAGCAAATCGGCTGCTTTTGGGTCTGTTGCGTAATAATCCTCATTCTGCCTTTCTTTGTCAGTATGATTGCTTGCACCTAAAGTCTTATAGATGCTGTTGCTGTTTCCTGTCCAATCTTTTGTCATTTCGTTTATGGTTTAATTAAAAATTTCTATTCGTGTTCCAAATGAAATTCCTGCTAAACAAGTCGGCACATACGCATAACAGCGGTTTGCCAAAATGCCGCAAGAAAGTTCCTGCTCAAATCCGAAGTTTCTGCTATGCGGCACTTCGGCAAGCCGCAAAACGTTCAACAAACATACGACCAAAATTATTCTTCTCCAAATTTCTTATTTAAAAAATACATCACATCAACTGCTGATGCAGGGTAATTAAAAGAAACTGATTGCCCAAATTTAAGATCTTTATATTCTCTTAACTGGATATTGCATGATTGTGATTTACTTTCAGGAATATCCTTTGTAGCTGCTTTTAATTCATTAAAGCAATTTCCAATAGATACATCTGTGAAGCAAATATTGTGAACATGCTTAGTGTTCTTATCTTTAATGTAGCACTTTATAATAAGTGGTGGGGATGGCGGTGGATTATACAGTTTCATTTTCTATCTTTTTTTCTAAATTTACAATCATTTCAAGCACACTCTCAGGAGTGTAACATACTTCAATATCTGATTCAATATCCTTTTGGATGTCGTTTTTAATTGCTTGGATAAGGGTTTTAAGTTCTGGTGTCATAGGTTATTTATTAATAGTTAATTGACTTTGCATCCATAAGGCACCTCTTGCAAAACCATCTGTAAATGTGCATTCATTTGTTAAATCAAAATTATCTTTGTTATACAATTTCCATTCATCAAATCTTTTAATTGCTATTTCTTCTTTAGTTACCACTACAAATGGGTTAGAATGTGGTATTGATTTATTTCTTTCAATACTTTCGAGTGCTGACAACTGTTTTTCAAATGCTTCAATTTCAGCAATTAAAATCATTCTATCTTTCCTTAAGTTATCAATGTGTAACTTAGTATCTGCGATTGCTCTTTCTATTTTATTCATAATTCACTTGCTAATCTAATTCTCAGTTTATTTTTCATTTGATGGTATCTTACCCACACTTCCAAAGGTTTTCTTTTGCAGGTTAATACTGTTCTAAGGTTTACTTTTGGGAGGTCAAGTCCTTGTGGTTTTATCATCTCGCCAAATATTTGTGTATCTTGTTGCATGGTTATTCTTTAATTATAATTTGTATTCCCTTGTCTTGTTCTTGTTTCACTACAATGATATGCCAGTCAGGATTGTTCTTTTTGTGGCATTCAATATCCTGCTCGTCTTGATCAATGTAGATTATTCTTACTTTCCCTAATGAGAGGTAAACTGAGTAAAGGGATTGTTTTATTTCTTGTTCCATATTCTTTTTAAAATAATTAATTTAATTCCTACTAACAAATTTAGTAAAATTACCAATACTGTCCAACTATCCATTTTTAGCTTCTATGATTAATTTCATTCTTTCGTTATACTCTGCAAGCACTATATCGTATTCCTCTTTAAAGATTTTCTCATAGATGTATCTATCTTCAAACTCTTTAAGTGAGTGTATAATTGTGCTGTGATGTGGCTTTCTAACCGGCTCCAATAAAGTTCCCAATGCTTTTAAAGTAGTTTCATTTGGGTAATTATCCTTTAGAATCTTATAAAAGTATGACCTTCCTCTAACGATTTCAGCATTCCTTGCCCCTGCTTCAATAAAATCATCCTTAATGGTAGATCCATTGTAAGTAAGATTATCTTCATGCGCTTTTTTCACAATCGGGTTGATGACACTTTTAAGCACTTTTACTGCAATCTCTATCTCAATGGTGTTGCTCTTTTTTGGGTTTAACAATTCTCTCTTAGTTGCTATGGCGCTTACTAATTCATTCAAATGATACTTAATCTTAGCATCAATCTCATTCATTACATCTGTATCAATCATTTAAAAATGTATTTTTAATCTCGTTACTTCTAAGGTCATTTTCCATTTGTTTTGCTTTTTTGTAGATTGCCAAATTAAAGGGGCTTCTTACTTTAAGCATGCCACATTCCTGCAGCTCCTTAACTAAGTAATCTACTGGGGATATTGTTTTTGGTTTAGGCTTGGTCATTTTATTAACTCTCGGTCAAGTTGCTTTAACATGATGGCAATAAGTAGTGTAAAAATAATTAGGTTGGTAGGTTGGATGTTCCAAATAAAATAAGATAAAATAGATAAAGCCCAAACTGTAATCCAAGCCCAAAATTGAAATCTCACAATCTTATTCTTTTTAGATTTCATTTTTTCAAATTTTGCCTCTGCGCTTTCCATCTCCTTCATCATTTTCTCCATATCGTCTTTAATCTCTCTCAATCTCTCAATTTTATCATCAGTAATGGCTCTATAATCTTGTCCGCTTACTTTAAGAAGGTTTTGCAGTCTTATGTTAAGCTCCTCTGCATTTTCTATTGAGTAATAGATTTTTCCATCATACATTATTGCACTATAAATATTCTTAGCATTTAAAAACGCTTTTCCAATGGCACCTATTTCAACTGCACTTCCTGGGTTTAATTCTAAGGTAAAGGTCTTAAAATTATCATAGATTTGCTCGTCTATGCCTATTAATTCAAATTCAAATTGTACCATAATCCTAAAATAACAATCCTCTTTGTTCTTTACTAAGTGAGTATTTAATCTCTCTCAACTCTCTATTAATAGATGCCAGTACACAAGATTTAGTCCAACTGTATCCTTTTATCATTTTCGCTTTTGCAAGTTTTATTTCAAGCAAACAAAGTTTCATAAAAGCTCTCCCTTGTTTGGATACTTTTTTATTGAAGTCCTTTAAATTTGCTTTTTCTATTGATTTGATCCAATCAATTCTTTTTTTGAAAAATTCCCCTGTTTTTAAATTCAGGTAGCCGATTGTTTTTAATTTGATTTTTTGCATGGTGTGTAATTTTTGATTTTTATCCTGCGTTAAATGATTTTAATATTATTCCCCTTTGTTGCCAATGGTGTGCAATCCCTATTGATGTTACTTTTACTTTGTCTATGTCTTTAAATTCAACCCAATCATTAAAATCGTGTTCATATTCCCCTGAATACCATTTCCCATCCTTATGGTGTGTAATATAGTCTGATGGGTGCATCTCTCGTGCCTCTTGTTCGCTTTCTGATACACAAACGAATGAATCATAGGTATCGTATCCTGTAACAATGTCTTGTTGTACTAAATAGATGTTCATGTTATTGGTTGTTAATATTTTTCTAATTCTAATTTGTAATGATTAGCAATATTAATAATTCTAATAATCAATTCCCTTTCGGTTTCTTTTGCTAATTCGATTAAGTCGCTTTTTGATTCAAATTCATCTCCAGATAATTCTAAAATTGAATTGATTAAAATTTCTCTTGTTGTTTGTCCTTCGTTCATACTAATTAAATAAAGTTTGGTTTGTTGATTGTTTGGTTTGGTATCCTATTGTTTTAAAATCTCTTTTAAAAAGATTATATTTATAAAAAAACGCTTTTATGGGGTATGCTTCATTAAAATACTTTTGGTCCTCCATATCGTTGACTAACTTTTTAGCATAATTGATAAAATCAATATCATCCATAAGTGCCAATTTGGTTAAAAAGCCTACTAATTGACTATGGTTATGCTTTTTTGAGCGAAAACATGCAATGACTATTTCTGTTAATTCTTTGCGGTTGTAGAACATATTTTTATTGATATAATAATTTTTTAATGAATGTATGGTTAATATGTATTGTTTTTCCTGCTTTTTCTGTCAATACAGCCTCTATCTCCTTTTTTTGATACAATCTCCCTATAATGAATGAAAATATTGCTACAAACAAATAAAAGATATAATTTAATAATGCTTTTTTCATGGATGTTGATTTGGTTGTTTTAAAATTTCATACAATTCCCACTTTGTGCCTTTAAACAGTACCTCGTTATTTTTTACAATTGATATTTCAATTTGTTCGAGTGGTTTGTATTCCGGTCCTTCGGTGGATGATATTTGAATATAATCATATTCATGGTTTAATCTTGTTACGCTGGTAATAATTTCGGTATTTGACTGAATATCGCCAATTTTATTTTGGATGTGTGTTGTTAAGTGCATGATGTTAGTTAGTTAGTGTAATTAAAATATTTTGATGTCTGAGTAATAAAAATCATTAAAATCCTTATCATTTGCAAACAAATTTTTAATAAAGTTAAATTGATTTTCGTAAGTTCTATTCATTAATTTTTTTCTTTCTGAATATGTTATTTTACCCGAATTTAATAAGTTATTATATAATGATGGTAATGTAATCGTAACTTCATTTGTTACTATTTTAAAGCTTGTTCCCTTGTCTGTTTTGTAATTTACTAATTGCATGATGTTATAATTTTTTGAAATTGTTGATGTCATAATTACTTTACTATATAATAGTCATTAGATTGTTTTAAGAAATTCATCCAGTCATTGCCGGTCCAAAACCTTTGCGCCTCTGAAAATTCACTTTTTTCAAATTGTCCTGTTCGGTACTTACTCCCGTTTTTTCTTATTGTGAAGGTTCGAGTACTTTTATTGCTTGAGATTTTTATCTCTGTTTGTGTAATGTCTTTTAAAGTTTGCATGATGTTTTATTTGCTTTTTTTGGTTAATCTTTCTTTTTTTCGTCTTTCTATTCTTTGTTGATGTCCGCTTTTTGGCGGTGTAATATTTTTTAGCTTTTCTGCTATATCTGTTTTTAATTCTCTTTGTTGCATAATGTTTTATTTGCTTTTTTGGGTTAATATGTAAATTCAGGGTAAAATTTGTTTAAATACTTTTGCAGTTGTTCGTGTTTTCTGAATTTCTTTATTGATTCTTTATTGCACCAGGCGTTTGCATATGTATATTCCTTTACTATTGCAATAAAATTGCCTTTAAATACTTTACCTTCATCTGACAATAACAATTCATTGTCATTAAGGGCGCCTTCGTTTAAAATGTATGTTTGCATGATATTATTATATTGTTTGTTGCCCTAATTCTGTTAAGCTGTACCAATTTAAAACCCTTTTTGCTTCTTTATAATCAGGCTTTAAAATACCTTTTTTAATTAGCCCTTTTACTTCGGTTGAATAACCTAAAAAAATCATAGGGGCTTTTTTATTACCGTTTTTAAATTCTGCAATTCTTCTTTTAATTTCATCAATTTGTATTGATTCTGTAATTGTTAATTTCATGATATTTTTTTTATTTTTTTTTAAATTGTTTTGGTTTGTGGTTTATTGTTTGCCCCCTTGTCACCACAACTCAGGGGCTAAAACAACAAACGATGTCTTTTTTAGATGGATACTGTATTTAAAATATTATTTAAACTAAATTTGTGGCACCCTGCTTTAATAATAAAATCGTTATTTACTTTTTTAGCATATTCTACAAAATAGTTGCCTACATTCTTTTTAATTGGTAAAATTGAATTTTCTTCTAATTGGGCACCTTTGATATTAGCCATTAATTCAATCAGGTTCGCTTTAAATTCACTTAGCAATACAGTTACTCCCTTACTGGTTAAAATCTTGTTATTATCAATCTGAATAGTCACATTTGACAAAGTTTCTTCTTCTTCGTATTCTTCTAAAAAGCTATTAATTTCATGATTTAATTGACTAATTAAACAATCTTTAAAATATTTTTTACTTTCTTCTATGTCATTAATAACGCTTTCAACTGCATTAAACTTAAATTCAATATCCTTTAAATTTTCTTTTAATCTACTTAAAAATTGCTTTTTGGATTCATTACAATTCAATAAGTCGTTTACAATTTCATTGAATGTATTATTGTCATTTTCGCTTAATAGGTCATGTGCTTGATAACTTATGTAATAATATAACCAGTCTTGTTCATAATCTTCTTTTTTGCATATAGAAAACCATCCGCCTGACCTTCCAAACTGCCAACATTTGAAGTTTATTGAATCCCTATTAACAAAGTCGTTAAATTCGCTTTCGTTTTCTTTTTTAATTGCTTTTTTGTAGGCTTCAAAAGTTTTATACTTTTTTGCTTTATCGAAATAAGTTTTTATATACCAGTCATTTTCAATATTTTCTTCAATCGCTTTTTCCTTAGTTTCGTATCTTTTTGTATAATTATAAACATGAAAAACTTTTGTAAAATTTGTTAAGTCACAATTGCCTTCATACTTTTCTTTTAAATATGCTACTTTGCTTTCGCATACATGATGAAAAACATTATTTAATCTTTCATCGTTAAATTCTTCTAATATTGCAAATTTTGTTGATATTGCAAATTCATTTGATCCTATTATATTGGGATAGTCTTTTATAGTGTTTAAAATATCGCTTTCGCTTAAGTAGTCATACACTTTTATATTTGCTATTATGTAGCCTTCACGAGTATTAAAACGGTCGTTTATTTCGCTTTCTGTGTAGTCATTAATACTGTTTAATACTTTTTTAATCTCTAAATTGATTTTAGATAATTCTTTTTTTGTGGTGTGGTTTGTTGTATTCATTTTATTTTTTTGGTTTGGTTTGATTTGTTTGTTTGTTTGGTTATTCGTTTATTAAATAGTTTTCAATCTCAATTAGTGTATTGAGCTTTTTAGGTTTTGCGCTTTTTTGCATAAATAAACAAGTTTGCAAGGGGCTTGTATAAATAGAAATTGAATAAATAAAATCTAATGTTTTTTGAGCTTCTTTACTTAAGTCAATAAAACTGTTTTGCTTTGTGGTGGTTTCTGTGTACATGATATTAATTTGGTTTGTCTGTTACTGCCTTAACCCCTTGCCGTTTTTAGTGGCGAAGGGGCAAAGGTTTGGGAGGGGGTTTGTTAGATTGCTTTTTTCATTTCTCGAAAAATCAAATAATGATACAAATGTTGCATTTTTTCAAATTCGTATATTTTACCTTCTGGATTAATACCTAAACTATTTAAAAAATTCTCAATATCAAAATTTGAATAATGAAAGTGAAAAGGTAAACCGGTCAACCAGTAACTAAATTTTTCTTGTTCGCTTTTATTTCTTAAATATCCATCCCCTTCAGTACAGCGTTTAAATTCTTCGTATAAATGCTTTGCGGATTCTTCAAATGTGTTAAATTCTTTTTCCTCGTAATTGTACACACATTCAATAATATGCTTTTTAATTGCTTCTTTTACTTCTTTACTGTTAGTACTTAATTTTTTAGTTTGGTTTGTTGTTAAATTTGTCATGGTAATTATTTTTTAAATTGGTTTGTTGTTTGGTTTGTTGGCTTAATGATTCGGTTTTGTTATGCTTTGTTTTTCCATTCTTTAGTTGATCTTGTGGATTTATACACGTTTTGCCCTGATATGTGGTACTCTCTTATCATTGCATTTATGTGCGCTTTAAATTCTTTCGGGTTTTGGGGTGAATCTTCGCCCCTTGTGAATTGGTCTATTGTTTCGACTCCTTCGCTTGTTCTTAAGTTTAAATAAATAGTCATATTGTTAAATTGATTTTTTTAAAGTTGTTTTATCTGTTTGTTATTCTGAAATAGCTTTTTGTTGCTTTTAAAATATACTCTTTTATTTCTGATTGATTAATATAATTATTTACTAAAAAAATATCATAATCAACTAAAAAATCATACATTGAGCAATAACTTTGCATTTGTTCAACTGCTTGTTTAATTTGTCCGTTTTCCATACTTTCGTGTATTTCTGTAATTTGCTGTAATTTTGTCATAACTGTATTATTTTTTAAATTGGTTTATTTATATAGATTTTTTATTTGTCTAAGTTTGTGCCAAATTGCCCCCTTTTCGCTTGTTTTAAGGTCATTGCGTTGCATTGTGCGAATTATTAATACATTGCAATTAAAAACTATTTTTTGAGGGGTTAAAGGTCTTGTTTGCATGGTGTTAATTAATAAATTCTTTTAATAGTTTAGAATAAAAATTTATAGTTTCTGTTTCGTGTTCTCTTTCTTCTTCTGTTAATTCGCTGTCACTCAAATAAATTTCAATAGCATCCAAAAATTCATTTGCAGGCACTATTTTAATATATTGCGCTGTATTACTTACACTAACAACCATCAAAACTGGTTCACAATTAAAATAATTTTTGTAATAAGTATAAAGGGCTTTTTTATATGGATGTATTAATTCATATAAAATTGATGTACTGTAATTAAGATCATTAATATTAATAATGTCACTTAATAAATAAGGTTTTTTTGTGGTGGTTAAATTTGTAGTCATTTTGTTGTCATTAATTCGAGTACAAACTAACAATAAAGAATTAATATAAACAAATTAAAATGAAAATATTTTCAAAATAAATTCTAATTACCTGAATATCAACTAAATAAATTTTAAAATATATTTAAAAAAGTTTCAAAAGTGGTATAAAATAGGGTAAAAATCGGGGCTTAAAACTGTCAAATAAGATCAAAAATCTTCATCAAAACCACTTGTTTTTAATTTTTCTATATCATTTATATATATATTGCCTGTTATTTGCTCGTGTTTTTTGGTATATACCTTAATGAAATTTTTTATTTCGGCTCTGCCTTTGGCGGTCAATCTATAGAATTTTATCTCTCTGGGTGTGTTTAAATTTTTGGGCAGTTTACCAGTTTTATTATAGATAGCTTTTTGGGGGGCTTGTTCAATAAGATTCAATTTTAACAATTCGGCAAAATAGCCCCTTATTGTAGTGGGTGTTATTTGCTTATCATATTTTAATAAATTACTTTGTGAAAAAAAGCCGTCATTTAATATACTGCATGTATAACAAGATAAAAAAACATTGATTAACGGTTTATTCATTTTTAAGAATAGTTTATTAATTTTTTTATCTCTGACAATTGAATCTATTATATTGTTAAACACAAGGGCGTGAAGGAGTCCGGCGCCTACATTAAATTTAATATCTATATTATTAATATATCTCTGTGCCTGTAAGTCAATCTTTTTTTCAATATGTTTGCTTAGTGCCTTATTTACATATATAAGCGTATAAGGGCTTAATTTATTTATTATATCTCTATCCTTATCAGTTAATAAAGGTAATTGATTATTTATTATATCTATCCTTTTAGTTTCCCTTAAATTAGTCATGCAATATTATTATTTTTCTTTGCAAATATATATAAATACTCTCAATCCCTTATATATATAGAATCATAGTACATATATTTATACCTTTTGTTTTTGAATTTTCGCCAATTTGTAGGCGTGTTAGAAGATATTTTTTGAAGGTGTCCAACTGTTTAAGGTTAAAAAGGGCTTAAAAGGTCATTAAATACCATTAAATTGATTAAAAGGGGCTTTTGTGAAGGTGATCCCCTTATATATAAAAGGGTATTTTTTATTCTTTAGGTAATTATAACTAAATTTCTTTATTCTGCAACATGCTTTTAAGCTTCCGTATGCTTCAAAGTTGTTATTTTGGTGCAATATTATAATATTTTCATTCATAAAATTACCTACAAAGGTATAACTATTTGACAAATGTTTCCATAAAAACACAAATTAAATTTATTTGCCTTCGCTTCCTGTCGTTTAATGGTGGGAGGGGGGTTTTACTGTTCTTTTATAGTGGTTTAATTTGTCCTATATTTAATATTATGTTAACTAACTTATTTTTGTGCCTATCCTTACGACGCTGCCCTATTGAAAACGCTTAGTATTTACGCCACATTTTCACACATATAAAACCAAAAAAGAATCAATCAGGGGGGTGCCTCAGTATATTTGCGTTTCGTTTCGTGTGCGTGCATAGGGGATCATATATAATCACCTTACGAAAATACTTAAATAAAGAAAACTGCTAAAAGTTACCACATCTACAGAATGTACTTAGATAAAACTTTTGTTAAAACGAGTACTCCTAATAAATATTCCTTTTAAACACTACCACTCCTAAGAAACAATCCTTTTACAGTGTTATCTCCCACAATCAATCCCCAGAGGGGGTGGCTTAAGTAAAGTCATCTAAAGTAATAATATCTTGCATGGTATATGTATTATATAGTACTGGTGCTTGTCCAAGAAAAAAAGATTAAAAAAGATTTTGTCGTATGGAATTAATACATTAGTTTTGTCGTATGGAAAAAGGGAAAATAGGCAAACATGGTAAGTATGGTGGTGATTATATTACGCCTTGTGGTGTATTTAGTAATTTATGGGATGCAGCGAGGGAGATGGGTACTTATGATAATAAGGTATTGAGGGCTTGTATTGGAGGTAGAGATGGATATGGGTTTAAAGCATCTGTAGGTAGAGAGCCTGAGTGGTATAAGGAGATTGTATGTGATAGTAATAAGAGTTTGAAGGGAAGTGTTCTTTTGAGTGGGAGAGATAGTAGAGGTAAGAAGTGGAGGACTTATTGGCTTACACCTGGTGGATTGTTTGGGGATTTAGATACTGCATGTAAGTGGAATGAGGGATTTAGTGAAATTGAGATTAAAAGAAGATGTATTTTAGGTAAGAAAGGTTGGGGGGTATTTGTTAAGTAAGAATATGGGCATAATAAAAATAACAGAAACAAAATTTAACTTTGGTACAGTGTATTATCCTTTTGAAGGGTATTATAAAATAAAGTATGCGCCAAGTAATAGAGAGCAAAAAAGAAAGTTCATAAGAGAAACCGATAAGATCATTAAAGAATTATTTACCATAGAGAATGAATTTCTATGGTATATGTTCGGGCCGGAAGATGATGAGATGAACATGCAATATTATGGACTTGAACACATGGAAGTCTATGAACATTTTTGTAAAAGGTATGAGGCTATGTGTGATTGGCTTAATAGAACACAGAAGTTTGTTTACATTGAGATTAAAAGAGATTACTTTAGAGAAGAATATAGAAAGATTTAAGATTATGCAATTAGAAAAAATAAAACCATTAAACAACTATGTCTTACTAAAGGCAAAGTTAGATCCAAGCAAAGTTAAACTTGGGGATACAGGAGTAATCTTGTTTGTAGATACTGATTTTGAAAAAGAAAAAAACTCAGTAGTAGTATGTGAGGTTGTTGCCATTCCAGATAGATTAGTGTTTGGTTGGAGTACAGACATGAATAAGTTTGGAGGGTATGTTCCCAAAGAAAATAGCATGGATTGGAAAACAAACATGGAACTAAGAGTTGGCGATGAAGTGATTATTCACTTTAATGTATTCCTCCATACAGATAATATAAAATTAAATATTGAAGGACAGGAATATTTCTTTTGTAAGTATAGCGATATTTTTGTTGCAAAAAGAAGATGGAAAGATTCTGAGATTAAAGAATTTTATCAGCTCAATGGTGGAGATGTAAATGTAAGTGAAGATTTCTGTGAAGAAAATAATATTAGTGTTAATAAAGATACCAAAGAGATTTTTAATGTTATTATGCTTAATGGGTATTGCCTTGTGGAGCCAATCGAAAAGGAAATTAAAAGTGATTTTTTAATATTGCCAGACAATTACAATCAGCAAAATACAGACAAGATTAAAGTAAGAGTTTGTTTTAATGGTAGTGATAACCAAGAGTATTTGTATGAGCATTACCAAGATGCAGAAGGATTGAAGTGTGGAGATGTTATTATGATAGAGAAAAATTGTGACATACCACTTGAGTACAATGAAACATTAAATGGTAAAAAGAAGTATTGGAGAGTGCAAAAGAATTTAGTCCAAGCGGTAGAGAGAAAGGAGGGAGTTGTAGCATGATACAAAGAATAAGCGGAATAGACACAACCATCTCAAGTAAAATAAGAGAATTTGAATCGCAAGGTTATAAAGTTGAGATATTGTCAACACATATAGACCCTCAAAACACAAATATCATTACAATGATCCTTAAATTAAGTTAAATATGCCAGAATTTAAAATAAACCCACAAAGAGAATACCTCGAAAGAAAACTATTCAAGCAACATAAAAATAAAACACGATTTTATTTAATGGGCAAGGATATTTATAAGAAGTACATTGATTTTCAAGAATATTTAACCAATGCCAAACACAACAAATAAAGAATATTCATTGCAAGTAGCAGTATGTAGGTATTTAAACTTAAAGTACCCTCAGTTGTTATTTATGTCTGATACAGTTGCAAGTGTAAAGCTCACACCGGCACAAGGAGGTAGAAATGCAGCAATCCAAAAAAGAGATTTTAGTTGCCCGGACTTAATTATCTTCCACCCTAATGAAAAATACAATGGCTTGTTTATGGAACTTAAAATAAGCTCACCATACAATAGAGATGGGAGTTTAAGAAAACAAAAAGTAACCGTTAAAAAAGGCGGTATTGTAGTAGATGAGTATGACCACCTTGAAGAACAAGCAAGGGCAATGAGAATGCTAAGAGATAGAGGATATTGGGCAGACTTTGTATGGTCGCTTGATGATGCAATGAGGATAATTGATAAGTATATGGAGGGTAAATTATGATTTACACAGACATGAAATTTATTGCCACCGATAATCCCGAAAATGACTACCAACAGTTAAGGGATTATATGGCAAAGTTCCCTATTAGAAGAAAAAGAATATACTATAGGGCAGATGGCGTATTATATACTAAGGTAAGGGCATCAATGAGATTGCAATTAAGGCTTGATGGTATTTACATCGTTAAGTCAAGGGCGTTTGATAAGTATCTAAATCAACAGGCAGATACCTTAGAACGTGCCATTGTAAACTTTAGGAGATTAGGCAAAGGACCATTACTTAAGCATGTATTCTACCATATTTGTAAGCCACATAAAATGGATTTAAAAAGAAGGTACAATCTAATAGATGTGAGAATAAATAAGGACCAAGTAGTATTATCATACCAAACTACAGATATTAAAAAAAGTAGAACGGCAGTATTAACACTTACCCAAGATGAGCCTTTAGGAATGTTTTATATTAAAAATAATCTCACCGAAGAAATAAGGTATTTTGATATTCCAGAAGAAGAAAAGCGAAAAATCAAAGAAAAAATCACATATTTGCACAAAAGATAATGGAAATAAATAAGATATACAACGAGAATTGTTTAGATACTATGGCAAAGATGCCCGATAAGTTTGTGGACTTAGTGGTTACATCTCCACCTTATAATATGAGAACAAGGATTCGTAATGGCAAATACACTTCAAGAGAAAAATCAGAACACTTTAGTAAAAAATATGAACATTTTAGTGATGATATGCAGATTGATGATTTTTATGATTTTCATAGCAAGGCATTAACTGAATTGCTAAGAGTTTCAAAAATTGTATGCTATAATTTTCAAATAGTAACAGGATCGAAAGAGGCTTTTTTTAGAATAATGGGAACATTTAGCAAACACATAAAAGATGTAATTGTTTGGGATAAAGGAAACGGACAGCCTGCAATGCACGAAAATGTATTAAACAGTTCTTATGAAATAATACTGATTTTAGAAGATGACGAAAAATGTGGGAGAATGATACAAAATGCTAATTTTAAAAGAGGTGAAATGGATAACATACTAAGAGTAGGTAGAGGCAAAAAAGTAGTAGAAGGGCATAGTGCAGTATTCCCTGAAATATTAGCAGGGTCATTAATTAAAGCATTTAGTAAAGAAGGCCATTTGGTTTACGACCCATTTATGGGTAGCGGAACAACTGCAATAGTTTCAAAAAAAATAAACAGAAAATACATTGGCAGCGAAATAACAAAACAATATTTTGATATTTCTAACCAAAGATTACAATTAGAAGCAACACTATTTTAACAATGGAATTTGCACCAAGCGACTTTAACCGATTAATGATTGATGTTACAAAAGCAGACATGAGTGTGCCTTTTGTAAAACAATTCCATCAACTACAGTTATATACCGAGTTCAGTAAACTCCCAACTAAAAGCCTTGAAGTAAACAGAATCATCAAATGGATAGTGTATGTTTATGACAAAGGCTCCCCTTACAGAGATAAATATAAAAATCTCACACAAAGGAAAGTGCAGGCAATGATGGATGTAGGGTATGATTTGCAAGAAGATAGCCAAAGGTTCAATGGCGATGTAGAAGATGTCCTTATGGGTCATAACTCCTATGTCAATGCAATGATTATAGCATACATTAAACTACATTGCGATGCCGAGTATTCGCACTTACTACTCCTTGAATCAATGTACTTTACAATCTATGCACAAGTGCTAAGCGGTATTACGCAAAAGATTGTTGAGCTTGAAAAAACCAAAGAGGCATATTCCCAGGCAATTGACATTGTACTAATGAATGACAAAAATAAAGGACTTGTAACAGAACTTTATAAAAGCATTAATAATGACAAGATTAAATTAAGACCAGAGGATATGGCAAAAGCAATTAAAGAAAAAGGCGCACAATCCGCAGCCATAGAAATATCAGAAGCATTTAATGTCAAAATTTAGTCAGTATAAAAAATATGGTATTAAGGATTCTATATTAGAACAATATAGTAATGAGGATGAGTACATAGACTACAATAAGGATGATGCCGATTTAGATACCATAAGAGTTCCACTTCCACCAACACCAAGTTGGGATAAGATAGATGGATTTGGATTACCTGCCAAAGAACAAAAATTTAAAAGACAAACCTTGCCATACAAACTAATGGCATTGCAAGAGGAACAAGACGATGATGGTGAGTTTCTAACCCAAGATGAAATATGGGCAAAAATAGAACTTGATGTCGAACATTATCAAGATGAAATAGAATGGATAGCAACCCAATGGGTAAGAGTGTTAAATGGATACTGGTTTTTTAATAATGGTAAAGCAACCTACCTTGATGGGTGGAATTATTTTTACCTAAACTTTTACCACTTAGACCAATCACTACCTGAATACAGGGATAGAGATAGAAGGTTCTTTTTATTTGCAAGATTTTGTTACAATGACAAAGATTGCTACGGATTTGTATATCCTAAACACAGAAGGGAAGGGGCAACATACAAAACAAGCTGCATACATTATTTAATAATCTCTTTACTTGGTAATGCAAGGGGAGGTATTCAATCAATGACAGATAGCTCAGGGGCAGACGTATTTTTAAAACACATCATTGACCCTTGGAGAAAAATGCCATTCTTTTTTAAGCCTAACCACAATGGTGGTGATGACCCTAAAAAGATACTTGCATTTAGAGCATCAGCATCAAGAGGTAAAAAAGGTATTAAAGCCAAAAGCGGTAAAAGTTTAGATAGTGAAATTTCTTATAGAGCATCAGTTCAAACTGCATACGATGGAACAAAACTATTTTTCTACCACCATGAGGAGATAGGAAAATTTGTGGAAGGCAATGTTGTGGATAGATGGAACATTGTAAAATTAACATTGTCAACAGGTGCCGGTAAAAAGATTCATGGATTTACAATACAAACATCTACGGTAGGGGAAATGGAAGTAGGTGGTGGTGAACCATTCAGACAATTATGCGAAAGTTCAATGTATGGTCAAAGAAATAAAAATAACCAAACCGATAGTGGATTGTATATTTTATTCATGCCGGCATACGATGGCTTAGAAGATTTTATTGATGAGTATGGTATGTCTGTAATAGATACGCCAACCGAACAACAAGCAAAGTTTATAAAGAATAACATTGGTGCAAGACAATACATAGAAAATCAAATAGAAAGTCTGTCTAAAAAATCAGACAAAACAGATTTACTTGCATTCCAAAGGCAAACACCAACAACTTATAGAGGTTGTTTTAGGACCAATAGCAAAAACCCGTTCTTTGATTTGAACTTAATCGAAACAAGGATTGATGAACTAAGGGAAAATAAAACAATGACAGTCAAGGGTAACTTTGAGTGGTTAGGTCAGCCATATAAATCAGGAGTAAAATTTGTAGAAGATCCTGATGGAAGATTTACTTTGAGTAAATTAATGGCAGCAAACGAGGCTAACAATTTTTATTGGAATGCCGAGGCTGAAAGTTTTGAGCCTTTAAATTTACATTTTTGTGCAGGGGCCGATACATTTAAGTCGAATAAAGTAAAAAGTAAAAAGAAATCCGATGGTGGTGGTGCTGTATTCTGGGGCCACGATATTATGAAAGACCCATATGATAAGCCAATGGAACAATGGATAACACACAGATTTGTATGTAGTTATTCTAATCGTAGGCCAACCAAAGAAGATTATGGTGATGATATGATTATGATGTGCTTGTATTATGGTTGCCCAATGTTTGCAGAAAGGAACGTGCCTTTTGTAATTGAGTATTTTGAGGCAATGGGATTTGAGAATTTCTTAGTCCACTACCAACAATATGGCAAATATGATACAGTAGCAGGTAAAGATACCGATGTAAAAATTAAACAAAAAATCTTCAATGAGTACCGGACTTATATAAAAAGGCATGGGATGAGAGAAAGGCATACCGACCTATTAATAGAGATTCGAGATATAAAAGACATAGACGATATGACTAATTGGGATTTATTTACAGCAGGTGGATACGCACTAATAGGTAATTTAAACTATTGGCCCGATATTCAAAAAGAACAAATGCAACAAGGTAACGAAAATAATGATATTTTTGTAGAGGAAATTTTATATTAATGGCAACAAACAATAATAGTCAGACACAAGGGTTAATTGGATTCCCTTCACACGATGTTAGTCCACAAATAAAAGTAGGTAAAGAATGGTGTATGACTTTTTGTAAAGCCATAGATTCATTGTACCGCAACAACATGACTGGACTTAACTATTCAGATGTTGATTTATTTAATCTTTGGAGGGCATACGGAAATGGAAACCAAAGCGTATCTCAATACATGGATTTACTTGGCATTAAAAAAAATGCAGTATCCCCAGTTACTCAAACAGTAAGTGATGTAAACCCACCTGCAAGAGATAATAAAGAGTTTATGCGCAAAGGCTACATGAATGTCAAATGGGATATTGTACCTATTGCGCCCAACTTTAAAAACATTATTTTAGGCATTGGTGAAGATATGGACTATGATGTTTTTGCCGATGGCCTTGATGAAGCATCTTCTGCAGAAAGACAACAAATGAAATATCTTTTGTGGGTAGAAAGAGAACTTAAAGGATACTTTGATAAATTAGAACAAGCAGCCAATGTAGAATTTCCAAAACCAGACTATGTTCCACAAAGTAATCAAGAGTTAGAATTATTTGCCCAACTTGGTGGCTTTAAATTAAAATCAGAAATGTCAATCGAGCAAGGAATAAATTATACCTTAGACATCTCTGAATGGAAAGAGGTTAGAAGAAAGTTGCTTGAAGATGCCTTTGAACTTGGAGTGGTAGGTGTAAAAGATTATGTTGACCCGTTTACCCAAAAAGCAAAAGTAAGATATTGCGACCCTGCATTGTGTGTAATACCATACAATCACCAACAAGATTTTAATAATATGCCATTTGCAGGGGAATACATTTATTACTCAATCGCAGAACTAAGGTCATTAACAAATCTTGATGGAAGTAGAGTGTTTACAGAACAAGAATTATCTCAAATTGCAGCTTATGCCGTAACCCAATGGGGCAATCCTTCCATGGTTAATAATTTCCAACCAGATAACATGGGAAGATATGAGTATGACAACTTTAAAATCTGTGTTATGGATGCTGAGTTTAAATCAGACGACAGAGAATACATGACCGAAAGAACCACAGGGGATGGTAAAAAAGTAGTCCACAAAGATACTTATGGTAAGGTAAGAAACTCACCAACTAAGAAAACACACATCACTACAAGACAAATGGTTTACAGATGCAAATGGATTGTAGGTTCAGAATATGCTTGGGACTATGGACATCAATTTGATATTCCAAGACCAACACCAAGCCAAGCTAATTTAAGTTTCCACTTTTATAAAATGAAAGCCGGTTCTTACATTAAAAGAATGATACCTCACTTAGATGGTATGCAACTTGCTTGGTTAAAACTACAAAACGCAGTAGCCAAAGCAAGACCAAAAGGACTTGCCATTGATTACAATACTATTACTAACATCACTATGGCCAATAATAAATTGCAGCCACTTGATGTTTTAAAGATAGCAAATCAGCAAGGGGATATGTTATTCCAATCAACCTCTACAAAAAGCCATTTGCCATCACAAACAAACTACAGACCAATTCAAGAACTTGAAGGTGGATTAGGTAATCAACTAAACGAATACTTAGGTTTAATAAACTCTCACCTTGAAAGCATCAGACAAGTAATAGGTATTAATAGAGTAGCAGATGCAAGTTCCCCTGGGGCGCAACAATTGGTAGGTGTATCAGAGATAAGTATGCAAGCAACAGTAACATCATTAAGGCCAATGTTCAGTTCAATACTAAATGTAAAAGAACGTGCATGTAGAAATATTGCTTTAAGGATACAAATGCTTATCAAGTTTAATAAAGTGTATGAGCTTGGATACCATAAAGTATTTGGTAAATCTGTTACCGAGGTTTTAAAGATTGGCTCAGAAGTAGAGAACTCTATGTTTGGAATAAGAATAGAGGCAAGACCAAACCAACAAGAGAAAGACCAAATAATGCAAGCAGCACTTGAAAGCATGAGAGTAGGCAGACAAGGACAACCGTTACTTGGATATGCAGATTACTTAATGGTCCAAAACTTTGTTAATTTAGGGATGACTAAAATGGCAAGGGCATACATAGGCCAAAAAGAAAGAGAAGCAATCACAAGAATGGATGAAGAAAAAGCAGCAGCAATCGAGCAACAAGGACAACAAAATGCACAACTTCAACAAATGAAAGGTGAGCAAGAAGCAGCCTTAATGAAAAAAGAAATGGAAATGATTGTTTTAAAAGCTGATGAAGAAAGAAAAACATTAGTATTAAAATACCAAAAAGAAATGGAACTAAGATTTGGTATTGAAAAGATAAAAGGCGAGCAAAAAGAAAATGAAATGATTGTAAATTCTGTAGCCGAACAAGAAAAAGAAATCACCAAGTAATGATTTTTGCATTATATTTGCAGACATCTTAATTCTTTAGGTTGTTTTTCATTATTTTTTTTCATGGGAACCCCAAGGTAAAATCTTGGGGTTTTACTTTTATTTTCCATTATTTTAGACACAAAAGAAACAACCTATTATAATAATGTGTTAATTTGCACTTAAATTACATACACATGACCGAGTTAAATGATCAAAAAGCACAATTCTTGCAATCCATAGGAGTAGAACCCAAGGTCACTCCACCTGCAAGTGAACCAATTGAGCCTACAGAACCACAAGGGCAAGTAGTGCCAAATGAGCCAATTGTTACGAAAACAACTACAGAACCAACTCCACCTGCACCAACTCAGCCAATAGGGTTGACAGAGGACATTAAATTACAAGCAATCAATGAGGTGCTTGGAACTAACTACTCAAAATTAGAAGATGCAGTAGAGGCAAAAAACAGAATGATGGGTTATAATGAACTTAAAGAGTACAAAGAAAAGTATGATGAGTTAAATTCTAAACCACTTGCAAGTTTTCACTCTAAAACAATTGAGGAGTTAAATAACTTTGCAAAAGTAACAGGCATAGATGACCCTACTATTATAAGGTCAGTAAAAGCATTTTCTGAAAAACAAGAAAAAGACCCGATTGAAGCATTAGTATTGGCAGAAATTTTAAATGACCCAACACTTGCTGAAAAAAGAGATTTATTGAAAAAACAAATTTCAAGAAAATATAAAATAGAAATTGACGAAGATTTGTATGGTGAAGAATTGGAAAAAGCGAGAGAGGAATCAGACTTAAGCAAATTCCAATTGGAACGTGATGCAAGCAAGGCAATAAAAAGTATAAGTGAAACTTTGGAAAAGGTGAATACCGAGAGCAAAGACAATCCTTATAGCAAAACTCAAGAGCAAAAACAAAATCTCAAAGCGCAATGGGATAATGTTATTGTTAGCAACTATGACAAAATTTTTGGTAAAGTTCCTGTTCAAGTACCGAAGGGAAAGGATGAGAGTGGCAATACCATTTACGAAACCATAGACACAATTGAGTTATCTCCAACCGAGGCTAAACAGTATGCTGAACAAGCGGTTAAATCATTGGTTAATTCTGGAACGGAAATAACTGAGGCCAATCTTGTTGATGCGGTTTATCAGCAGCATTTAATGATTCAAGCGAAACACCTTGAAAAAGTTAAAGACAAAATGTATGCGAAAATCCAAGCAGAGGTTAGATTAAACTTGGAGAAAGAAATCCACAACCCTTCATCCTTAAAGGGCGGTAACACACCACCACCACAAGCACCTGTTAAAGAGTTTGGAGATAAGATTCTCGAAAAACTTGAAAGCATGAATAGATTGAGCTAATGGCGTGTCAATTGAGGAAATGAAAAAAAAGAAAAAAAGAAAAACAATTTAATTGAAAAGAAAACAAAAAATCAAAATTAACAATAACAATTAAATTAAATTAAAAAATGGCAGTACCTTCAATAGCCGGAAATTTTCAAACGAATATCGTTTCCGCATTCGACGTTTTAAAACCTGATGTATTATCTAAATTATTCAAACAATATGGTGATCAAGGTTTAAATTGGTTTTTAACATTAAACCAATTAGGGTTCGTAAACCCAGTAGCAAATCAAATCTTCAATCACTATGAAGATGATTTGAAAAATCCAACATTTACTGCAAGAGCATTGGTTGCACAACCAGCAGCAGGAGCAGCTTTATTGGTAACATTAGCAGCAGTTGATGTTGACACTAACAACAATTTCTACCCAAGAGTAGGTGACCAAGTTTACTTTAAAGGTGGACAAACAGGTATCATCACTTCAATTAACGTAAGTACACCAGCACAACCGGTATTAACTATCAGTCCTGTGTCTGCAACTTACCAATTGCCAGGTGTTGCTTTAGGTGAAGAAATGAGTATTATATCTGGTGCATTCTCTGAGGGTTCTAACCAACCTAAAGGTGCTGTAACAGGTGCAGTAAAAAGAACATTCTACACTCAAATCATTAAAGAAACTATGACAGTTACAGGTAGCCAATTGACTACTCAAACTTGGTTTGATGGTTGGATTAGCTCTGAGGACATGGTAGGTTCAGGTCAAGTATCAAGCGGTAATAGCTGGTATAACTTGCACATGAGAGATGCTGAGTTCCGTATGGCATTAAAAACATCAGGTGCATTGTTGTTTGGTGAAGAAGGTGATGGCTCATTAATTGATGCAACAACTGGATTACCAATCTACACTACTCAAGGTTTAATTCCACAAATTAAAAAATTGGGTATGGAAGAAAACTATACTCCTGGTTCTACTTCATTAGCAGACGTTGATTCTTACAACAGATTGTTAGACAAACAATATGCTGGTGACTTTGTAATGGGATTATTCTCTCGTCAGTACACAACTGAATTTGAAAACGCCCTATCTACTTTCTTAGCAAACACTAACATCAATTATGTTGAAAGCCAAGTCGCTTCAAGATATGGTGAAAGTGCTAAATCTATCTGTACTGATTTCAGTTCTGTAAAAAGAGGAGGAAGAACATTTATGTATCAAACATTTATGGAGTTCTCTAACAGACAAACTGTAGGTATTGCAGGTTCAGTAGCAGAATCTTATGGTGTGTTCTTACCAATGATGACCAAAACAGATACTAAAACCAAACAAGTTGTAAATAACGTAGGTGCAAGATACAAAGCACTTGATGGTTACAGCAGAAAAATGGAAGTATGGTCAGTTAATGGTGCAGGTCCTGGTTTAAAAGTATCTCAATCAGACTTGAACAACACTTACTTAAGAAGTGAAATTGGCGCACACCAATTAGGTGTAAACCAAATGTTATTAGTATCAGCGTAAGCATAGACAAACTAAATATTGTGAGGGATGAAATACTCCCTCACTTTTTTAAATTTTAAAAAAACCAATTACACAACATGATATACGTTAATAATGAATTAGTAAAATTCGACAAACCAAATCCATACACAAAGTTATGGGCAGAGTTCCACAAAGAGTTTGCACCTTACCTTGATGAAACAGGGAAGTTAGTAAAACCAATCACAATCAAATACAGAGATGGCTTAACAAGGCCCGACCCTGATAACCCAGGCAAATACTTAACGCCTGCATCAAAAGGGTTGAAATTGGTATGTAATACCTATGTAGATGGATTGAGTGTTGAGATTAGATACACTAAAACTCCACCAAGAACAAATCAAAAAACAGGGGAACCTGAATTTACAACGCAAAGTATTCCGGTAACAGGCGGTAGATTTGTAATTATGGATGACAAAGATTTAGCATTTTTCTTTTGGGCATTCAGTCCACAGAACTATGGTAAATCATCAAACATGGGTAACACAAGTGCATGGTTTATTATTGAGAACATTAGTTACGAAAATAAAGAACTTGCAGACAAAAAACGTATCAAAGCTCAAATACAAGTTAAATTGTATGCTGATGTAGAGAACAATGGATTGTCTGATGAATCTTTGGTAGAAGTGGCTAAGTCATTAATGATACCAAATGCAGAAAGTTACTTAAAGGATCACGATATGGATGGATTAAGGCTATTGCTTGAGAAAATGTGTGAGAACAGAGATAGAGCAGAAGAATTTTTACATGCAGCATCAAGAACAAATGTAACAGGCAAACGCAAATCTGAAAGAGCTTATGTAATTAGAGAGGCGCTTGATATGAGAATTATCAATCAAGACTTTAAGAAAAGGTCATTCTTCCTTGCAGCCGAAGATGGTAAAAACGAAGGACAAGCACTTTACATTTGGAAACAAACAGATAAAGACCCATTAGGAGGGTTCTATACCTACTTGTATGAAACCAATCAAGAAATGCTTAACAGCTTAGAAGAAAGGGTAGCATACCGCAAAGAAATAGCAGATGCCGAGCCGGCAGAAGCATAAAGATACCAGTCATGGTGTGTAGCAATTAAGCCAAGCAGAAATGTTTGGCTTTTTTGTTTTTTATGTTATCTTTGTAGAAATATTTACGGTTTCGTTTTTCATAGTCCGGAAAGCCCTTACAGAAATGTAGGGGTTTTTTGGTTTAAAGAAAATGTATTATATTTGCACAAACAATCTCACCATGTTAAATTCAAATACTCAAATGTATGTTGATTTATTAGATAAATACAACTACAAACCAATCCACTCAGACGACAACACAATTCTTTTTATGTATGAAAAACATACAATGAAAGTGTACCCAAAATTAAACACATTCTTTTATCAAGGCAAAACCTATAAAGGAATTGATAAGTTGGAACAAATGTTAAACCCAAGCAAAATTGAGTTGCCAAAAAATGAAAAATTATATAGAAAAATCATATACATACATCAGGGCAAAAAAATAGTACCTAAGAAAGTATCAAGATTAATGGCTTTGTATTATGAGGTATTGGTTACAAATGGATTTGTATGTGAGGTGTTAAAAAGCGAGATACGAATACAATTTAAAGGATCAACTATTAAAATATTCCCAAATAAACAATGGCATACAGGCAAAACAATAAAAGATTGTAGGGGTATTGATAATTTATTAAGTCAATTAGGTATATAAACACCAACATTGTATATTTGCAATGTCTTTTATTCGGCAAAAGACATTTCGGACTTAATCCTTGTGAGATTGTGATTAAGTCCGATTTTTTTATTTGGAAATATGAAAAATAATATTATCTTTGTACCTGAAACAATAGTTTCACCTTTTGTGTGATAAAAGGACTAAGATATTTAAGATATACAATTTAACGATTGTACCATAAAAGTAACCTAATTCTTATCACACAGGAGTTAGGTTCTTTTTTTTATAATCGGTTCATATCTGAATACCTTACCAAAAATTCGTAGATTATAATTAAAAGTAAAAATAGTTATTATAAACGGTACACACATAAGTCCAGCAATGTCCTAACCTGACAACTGGCGACTCAAACAGAAATGTTCGTGTGTGCTGACGTAAAGACCCAATGTAATAAGGTTAAAATCTTATTGCAGAAATCAGTAAGAATTGGGGAGGGAACGAATTGTTATTTTGGCTATATTCTAAGATTCCTGTTAGATAATTAATCTCTTGGGGGCTCAATAGTACCTTTGAGGGATAAAGGACTTGGTGCGCACCGACCACACTTATTTTTGTCATTTTAAACAATCAATCACAAATTTTCCTACATTTGCAACATGAATGATTTTTTAAATACCGCAATAGGCAGTTGGTTAAAAGTTTACATAACTGGCGTTTTAATGTTTGTTGTTGCCAATGGTGGAATACGAAGCATTGATTGGGTAACTGCATTAGAGGCAACCTTAGTCAGTTCATTGCCTGTTTTAATTAATTACCTTAATCCAAAAGATACAAGGTATGGTAGTAAGAAAAAAATAGAAGATTTTAAACCTGAAAAAACAGATAAAATAACAGAATGAGAAGATTATTTATTTCGGCCGGGCATTCGGCAAATGGAGGAATTGATAAAGGAGTTCCACCAACACCATTTAGTAAAGGCAAAACAGAAGGCGAATTAACACTTGCTTTAAGAAATTCACTTGCAGATACATTAAAGGGCATGGGAATCGAGGTGCATAAAGATAAAGATACCAATGCACTAAAAGAAACTTTGGCACACATTAAAAATATCTTTACCTCAAAACCGAATGATATTTTAATTGACATACATTTCAACGCCTTTAATGGCAAGGCAAATGGAGTAGAAGTAATTATACCAACGGCAGCATCTATAAAAGAAGTAACCATAGCACAAAGAGTGTGTGAGTTATTTAGCAACTTTGGATTTAAAAACAGAGGTGTGAAGGATGAAAAAAGAACTGCAAGGGGAACACTTGGTTGGATGCGCCCATCAGGGGAGAATATTTTAATAGAAGTATGTTTTATGGATAACGAAGGTGATATGAAGATCTACTTTGAGAAATTCCAAGAGATACAATACACATTGGCATTATTACTAAGAGATGAATTTTTAAAGAACAGTTAAAAAAATGTAAAACACCATGGCGTACAGACCTAAAAAAACTCAGACAAAAGCAGTAAGGGTTACGGACAATGCGCCAGAACAAAACGAAAAATGAATCAGTATTTAAAGACCATACTAAAAGCAGCAATACTAATTGGAGTAATTGCTATGTTACTTTCAAGTTGCACCACGCAACAAAAAGCCAATAGAAAAATTAAATGGCTCAAAGACCACAATTATCTGACCACAAAAAAGGACACTATAAGAGATACAATCCCTGAATACAAAGATACAGGCAGTATTAAGTTGCTTGTAGAGTATGATAGTATTGATAAGTGGAACCTTAAAGATACTTGCTACACTAAAGGCAGGGCAAATAGAATATTGTCTGTAGTAAAAATTGATTCAGTAAAAGTAGATAACGATAGAATAAAGCTCACCATTTGGATGGGCAAGGATGGTAAAATAATGTATGACTATAATGTAAAAGAGGTTATTGTAGAAAAACCAATAGAAGTTCCAATCCTAAAAGATTGCCCCAAAGAGAAATGGTGGGAAAAGTTTTGGATAGGATTTGTGGTGGCAGTTGTGGTGGGAGTTATATTGGGATTTTTGTTTCGGAGAAAATAAAAACAAAACAACCTATTTTATAAATGCTTAAATTTGCTACCAATAAACAAATACAATGGCATTTTCAGCATCAAACCTCAATATTGAATTAGTCTATGATTTATCAAATAGCCCAAAAGATTTTAAATTAATAGATAATACAGACTACACCGCAGAAACATATTCTAATGTTTTAGGATTATTAAGGGCGGTTGATCCAAGTGGTTTACAATTTTACAATAATGTAAATTATGGCTCACCAGATATTGATTATGGTGTGTCTGATGAATCTTCTTTCTTAGGAAGTTTACCATTAGAAAACTCATTAGTTAAAAATGGCATCTATAATTTTACTTACACAGTAAAGATTGAAGATATGTTACAATCACATCTTGTGGTATCAAGTAACATAGCAGCCAAAACCTTTACAGTATTAGGCAATATTGCAAGTCAAATTACAGATGCAACAGCAGCAGGGTGGGAGATAATTGATGCAGGAACAACCGCATTAACAATTGTATCGGCAACTTATTCAGCAACAACCGGACTAACAACCGTAACCGTTAATGAAACATTACCAAGTTTATCAACACTTGCAGAGTTCCAATTCACAGTAGATGTGATTTACTCAAAAGCATTTTCACAAAATTATACTTACCAATCTCCAGAAGTTTGTATCAATTGGACATCTGAGGAATGTTCCTCAAGCATGACCATTACAGATATAACTGCATACCCAAGTGGTGCATCAATCACAAGGCTACATACAGTTAAATATCCAGAAGGAATGTTAGTTCCTGAATCAGATGTAGTAAGTCCATTACAAACATTTAGCATTAGTCCAATTTGGACAGGCACATGGGTGAATGTATTTACCGCAGATGTGGATACTGCCAATGGGATTATAACAATCATTGACGAGCTTAGAAGCGTAAAAAGATTTACCGTAAGTGCATCACAAACATTATGTGAGGTGTCAAGTTGCTTGTCAAATATGGCAACCAAATATGCTCAGTATTTAGTGTCAGCACCAAACAAAGCATTGGAAATGGCTAAGTTTATTAACCAGGCAAGTGCAGCGTTTATGGCATACACCGCAGCAAAACAATGTGGCCAAGATGATTGTGATATTTACTTAGATATAATACTTGCAACTGCAACCCAATGTGGATGTGGATGTAACGATTGTGGTCCATGTGATGACCAAACACCAACACAAATAGTAGGGTGTTGCCAAAATGTAGGTGGAAGTGGAAATACAATATTAATAATCTCAACAGATGGTAGTATTACAATCTCATCCAATACAGTAGGAACAACAACCACATTTGATATTGAAATAAATGGCGCATTTGTAACCAACCTTGCCGAGCAAGCAATAGCAGCAGCAAGTATTAATGATTTGCTTGATGTAAACACAGGCAATATAGCAGCAGCCAATGGACAAGCATTAATATGGAGTGCAGGCACAAGCAGATGGGTAAGAGGTTCAGTAATCGGTTCACTTGTAACATTAACCGATGTTGACGATACAGGACTTGCAAACGGAATGGTTCTTTATTGGGATAACGCAACCTCAACCTTTAAGTTTAGATTAGAAACAGTACCTAATTTGAATGATTTGGGAGATGTAACAATTACAAGTGTTGCAAACGGACAAATTATAAAATGGAATGGAAGTGCATGGGTAAACACAGCCAACACTTATAGATTATTAGGCGATGTAAACGATAGTGGACTTGCCAATGGAAACTCATTTAAGTGGGATAGCGGAACAAGTAGATTTATACCATTTGCACCTAAATTAACTCTTGCAGCATTAGATGATGTTGCAGCAAGTTTAGTAGGTGTAGGAAACAGAATACAATATAATTCAGGAACAGCTCTTTGGGATGGAATAGGAATACCAAGTGTAAGTTCACTATTAAGTTACCAAGCAGGGTTTGCAGCAGGAACAACAGCAGGTTTTAGTAATGCAGGTGCATTCTTTGACCCTGTTACTGGCATTGTAACACTAATCGGAGTTATTACAAACTCAGGTGGTGCAGCATTAATACCTACATGGGTGGCAAGTGTACCAACCGCAATGATACCGGCAGTAGAAGTTCCTATTACAATACATGTTGGAATAGGCGCAACATCATACATTGCCATGGGTTCAATAGCAGCAGGTACAGGAAACATTGTAATATCTAAACACTACACAGGTGCAGCCATTGTAAATGGTATTCCGGCAGGTGGATTATGCTTAGAAGGAATCTCTTACAGATTAAATAGATAATAAAACATGACAGTTGAAGATATAAGAAATTGGGTTAATTACGAGCTTAACAAACATCAAACAGGGGATACTCTTTCAAAAGACGAGTATAACCTTTGTTTGAAGTGGGCCAATCAAGAGTATTTTAAGATTAAATACTCATTGCCTGAGCAGTATCAACCTGGACAACCACTTGCAGGGCAAGCATGGGCAGTTACTCAAGAAAGCATTGATGCTTTAAGTCCATTCCTTATTGGAAAGGGCGGAAAAGACTATCCTGAATTAAAGGTAGATGCCAATGGTTTTGCAAGTTACCCAAGTGATTATGTCCATGTATCTTCAATTAGGTATGGTAAAAAACCAGTAGAGGTTGTAAGCAATGATGTGTTAGGAGATAGATTAGATAGTCCAATAGTAAATCCTACCAAGCAATACCCAATCTGTTGTTTTTATTCTAACTACATTCAGTTTTACCCAGAGGATTTAGCCTTTGTAAAATTTGATTACTTAAGGATGCCACAAACACCGGTATGGGCAGCAACAATAGTAAATGACGAATATGTTTACAATCCAAATGCAAGTATCCAATTAGAGTGGCCCGAGTTCACTCATATAGATATTGCAAACTTAATTGTAAATTACGCAGCAAAAAATCTTAGAGATTTTGATATGGTCCAAATAAGCCAACAAAGAAAATTACAAGGAGAATAATTAAATGACAAAAGCACAATTCATAGAGCTTGTAAAAAGAAACCTTCAAGGGGGTGATGGTAATGCCGAACTTAGAGGTAGATACCACCAAAGAGAAATAGAGCTTTATATAAGTATGGCATTTGATGCCTCCTTAAATTCAAGGCTTAACGAAAAACAAGAGTACAGAGAAGATTTAGGAATAAACAATTGGAAGTACGATGCCTTAACAAAATCTTTTGTAGTGCCTATTTTAGAGGACACAGTTAGGCAAAGAAGATACTCAGAGTTACCAGAAAACATCTTATCTATCGCCAATAATGGCGGTATAAGAATGATTTGCCCGGTACATGAAGAATCAACTCAGTTTTTCCCAAGAGCATTAACCGATACTTTCTTAATGGATGGATTGGATGTTGGTCAACTAAGTGGACTAATTTATTTTAGTCTTGAAAAGAAAAGAGTTTATTACTCAGGTGATATGGATTGCACTTGGAAAGATGTCTTAATGAAACTTGCAGTTAAGTTTGAAGAACTTGAAGATGATGATGATTTTGACATCCCTGATGGAAAAGATTTGGAGATATTCCAAGCAGTAATTCAATTAATGAACGCTAAGAACCCGATGGATATTGTTTCGGATAGCACAGCACAACAAACAACAAAATAAAAAATGGCAGAAAAAGTAAACTCTTGGCTCTCACTTATGCAGGTTGTTCGTTCTTTTATGAATGAGAGGAAAGAAAAATCATTAGCAGGCATTGAAGGCTATTTACAAATGGCAATAGAGGGATATTCTGATATGCAAATCTTTGAAATGAATAGCATTGATGTGGCATACTTAGAGGTAAACCCTGATACTAATACAGCATTACTGCCACCTGATTTTATCACCATGACTAAAATTGGCGTAAACATTAATGGTAGATTATGGACACTTACCTTAAATAATGAGATACTACTTCCACCTCCAGAAACAATCTGTAGTGAGCCAATAACTGCGGTACAAACCGTAAATCCTGTTGGGGTTTATAACTTTGCGCCACATTACAGAAATGGCAGATATGTAGAGGCATTATATGGATTAGGTGGAGGATTTAATGTGGCTTATTATAGAATAGATATGAATACAAGAACAATCTATTTTGATGGTAAAGTTCCCAATGATCAGATTATAATGGAATACAAAAGCTCAGGTGTAAAAGCCGGTGGTGCGATGATACCAAGACAAGCCGTTCCTGCATTAAAAGCATACTTACATTGGAAATCAATTGAGTATGATACCAGAATGCCAATGAATGAAAAGGTAAGGAAAGAACAATTGTATGGCATAGAATTAAAGAAATTAACATTGCTTGAGTGTTCATTCACAGTAGATGAATACTTAGACAATTCTTACGCAAGTTACTCACAAGGACCAAAACGATAAATGATTAAAGATATAAGAAATTTTAGTGGGGGATTAGATTTTGATAGTGACCCAAGGAATGTTGCGCCATCAGATTACATAGATGGATTATGTTTGGCAAGCGGTGTATCCGAAAAGGGTGCAGTTACCAATATGCTTGGGAGTGTAAAAATAGATTATACATTGCCCGATGGCAACAATACCTGCATAGGTACACTAAGAAACATCAAGCAAAACACTATTATTTATTTTGTCTTTAATGACCTTGGTAATCACTCTATTTTAGAGTATGATTGCTTAAATAAAATTGTAGAGCCAATCCTTGAGCCAAAAGCATCAATAGGATTTACAACAGATTTCTTAGGATTTACAATAGAAAATAAAATCCACTCATGTAGCATCTTAGATGATATTCTAACATGGACAGACAATAACGTAAGCCCAAAAAAGATTAACAAAAAAAGAGCAAAGGATTTCTTAAACCAATTAACACCAAGTGCAGTAAATATTCCTTATGATAATTTACTTGCAACAGGAACATTAGAGCAAAAACTACAGTTTGTTGAGTTTATAAAATATAAGCCATTACCATTAGGATTTATAGAAACAGGTTATGACCCTACAAGGAATACAAACTACATTGTAAATCAAATGCTTCAAATGAGGTATCGTTACATTTATGATGACTACGAAACAACAAGATGGAGTGATGCTACAACAGTATCATTGCCTGTTGGCCAAGAAAACGCAAATGGAACAATCTCTTTAAAGACTGCCAATAACTTTGTAAGATGTTTTGTAAATACAGGACACCCAACAGTAAGGGCAATAGATGTGGCATTTAGATTTGGTGACAGAGGTATATGGGGAAGATTAGATGAGCCAATTAAAAAGTACAACAATCAAAACCAAAGATTAATCAATGACTACGAAAGTTATGAAATTAAATTTTATAATGATGGTGTATTGGTTGAGATGGCCGATCAGATTGATAACTATGATGCCATACCGCTTGTAAGTAAGACACAATCTATTATAGATGGCAATAGACAAGTGTTTGTAAACAATGTTGAAGGATATGAAAACCCAGATATTGATGTAAGTGTGGAGCCTATTTTAACAAGCATACCATTGGATACAATTCAAATGTATGCAGGGGATAAAACACCAAGTGCAACTCAGTTTACTATTGCACCGGTATTTACTTCAATATTACCTCCAACTACATTTCAAGCGCAAGGTGGTCCAGTACAAAACCCAAACACAGAACCTTACAGACAAATTATATGTATCCCATATAGTTCATCAGGAATACTTATCAATAGTGTAATTTCTTTTAAATTAAGACTATCAACTGTACCAAACTTTGCTACAAGTAATGATTTTTTAATTAACTACACAATTACACAAGATGATTTAGTAAATTGGCCAATCAAGTTTTCAAACAACCTTGCTGTAACAATAAGAAATATTGCTAATCCAAATTTAGTAATAGAATTTAATGGTACAGCAGCAACTTTAGGGCAGATTAACAATCAGTTTGAAAAAATACAATATGGTGGAATATCAATGAGATATATTACCACTCAAGATTTTAACAACATTATTACTCTTGCACAATATACAACCATTGAGGATTTTGCAATTACAACACCAACGGAGAGAACAAAATCATTAAAAACAGGTTCTTATCACCCATTTGGAATTGTTTACAGAGATATACAAGGTAGAGATGGGGGAGTTGTTACTAATGGGGATATGGTCATGTATTTACCTTATCTAACGGAAAGTGTATTTAAGGGTGCAGCAGTTCCGAATAACCTAAAAAAATACAGACCTCAATTTGTAATCAACCATAGACCACCTCTTTGGGCATACTCATACCAAATTGTTTATGCAGGCAATAACCTTAAGAAATTTACTCAGTTTGTTATAAAAGGCACAACCTTTACAAGATTACCTAATGGTAACTATTCTTTAGATTGTACTTACATTGTAGATTATATCTCAAAGGATAGAGTACAAACATCAGTTGACTTTCAATTTGAAAAAGGGGATAGATTGAGATTTATTCAAAATGCACAAAACTACGCATCAGAGTACATCGAATGTCAAGTGTTAGACTTTGATGAAGCGACAAACGCACTAACAGTTACGCCATTTGATATTTCATTAATCACCAATACAATGTCACCGACAACTCTTGAAGGTACATTGGTAGAATTATTCTCGTACAATGAAAATACAGCACCGGAAAACAGACCATACTTTGCTATTGGAGAATATGAAGATATTATAAACCCAGGAACATTCGATAGATTCCATAGCGGTAATACCCAAAACCAAAACGCAACAAGACCTGCAATATTAAGAGCAGACTTTGGTGATTGTTATGTTTATAGAAGGTATTTTAACAACAACTCTATAACAAGAATTGTTGAATCAGATAATTTCTCTGATTTTTACCCAAGCAAAAACATAGGAATATCAACTGTGTATGCAGTAATACCAAACGGTACTCAAAAAAGATACGAGCAAATGGTAAGGCATGGTGGTAGATACTTCCAAGGTACAAACACAAACAATCTATGCCAATTCAATGGTAGTGACTTTGTGGTGCTTAATGCAATGTATGGACCAATCAACAAGGTTGTAACAATGGGTTATACTTTAAAATGCCTACAAACTAAAAAAAATACCTCAATCTATATCAATAGAAGCATGGTGTTTAACGCAAATGGTGCAAGCCAACTATCCTTAACAGACACAGTATTGAGTGACTTAAATGTAAGCGAACTTGATTACGGATGCGCACACCCAGAAAGCGTGTGTGTAGATGATAGACAAATTTATTTTTTTGATGTCAATACAGGAACAATTATACAAGACAGCGCAAATGGGATGTTCCCAATCTCAGACTACAAAGCGCAAACTTATTGGAGAAACATTGCCGAAAATATTAAAAACAGGCCCGATGTATATGTGTATAGTGGAGTGGACAATTTTAACCATTATGTTCATTTTACAATAGAGGATACTGCCGAAACCCCATTAATAGAACCACAAACAATTACCTACCACGAAATAGAGAACAGATGGAAAAGTTTTATGCCATACCACCCGGAATACTACGGTGCTAATGCACTTGTATTCTTAGCATTTAAGGATGGTGAACTATGGGAACATAATTCTAATTTAGTGCCAAGAAATAACTTCTTTGGGGTGCAATACAATACAGAAATCACACCGGTAAGTAATGTTGATTACCCAATAGTGAAAGTATTTAACTCAATTGCAATTTATGCCAATAAAGTATTTTCATCACCAGAAATAGGAGATATTACAATCCCTGCAAACGGGAATTACCCTAATGGTATGTCATCAAGATTAATTGCAAGTAAATTTAGACCAAAGGAAGGTGTATGGTATGCCGACTACATGAGAGATGGTAATACACCAAACATGGTATTGCAGGACGCATTAATGGCAGGAAGAAAACTAAGAGGTGAAGTTCTTATACAAAAACTAATAAATACCGATATAGATAAGGTGATATTATATTCTGTAATTGTAAGTTCAGAGAAATCTGATAAGAGTGGTTAATTACTCGCAATAATACTTAAATCTTTAAGGATAGTAATAACCTCGTGGCAAAACTCTATGTCACGATAGATTGACTTAATAGTATCTTCCATGTGATTTGATTTTTTACCTATCTTTGATAAGGCATTTATTGCAAGTTTGTTGTTTTCAATGCGTTCATTATAGGCAGCAATTTCATCGTTAATCTTTTTTCTTAGCTCGTTTATCATACGACAAAACTACTATATTATTTCATAAATGCAAAAAAAATCAACAAACAAATAAAGAATTGGTTATTTTTGTAACTGTAATTACAATAAATATATGGATCCATTAACTATAGCGATGTTAGCAAAACTTGTACCTATGGGTATAAACGCCATAAAAAGCGGTGTTCAAGCAAGCCAAGCTAAAAAACTTGCACAAACCGAGAGACCTGACTATCAGATTCCAGAGGAAGCATTGCAAGCATTAAACCAAGCAAAGTATTTATCGGGCATGACAGAATTGCCAGGTCAAAACTTAATGGAGGCAAAGGTTGGACAGAATTTGTCTAAAGGTGTTTCTGAGCTTGAAAGGGTATCAACAAACCCATCCGACTTAGCATCCAATGTTGCCAAAATGTATATGAGTGGCAATGAATCTATAAATGATATTGGATTACAAGCAGGGCAACAATACTTAAGAAATCAAGGAATGTTGACCGATGCCTTGGGAACAATGGCCGGTTATAGAGATAAGCAATTTGAAATAAACGAAATGCAACCTTATGAAAACAACATGGCAGCAGCAGCAGCTTTAAGAGAAGGTTCTTTTAGAAATGCAAGTGCAGCAGGCCAAGATTTGTCATCAGGCTTATCGGGGTATGCCAATATGGAATACTATCAAAATATGCTTAATGATTTGAATAAAGGAGAACCCAATCCATATTTGCCTGAAAACAAAACATACAAAGACGATTTCAAGACTATTAAAACAGTTGATGAAAAAGGTGCAGGTGTTTATAAGCCAAAAAGCACGAATAGAAAAACATACAATGCTTCATCAAACGATGATGACTATGTAACAACAAGAATACCAAGATCAACAAATCAAAATGTTCCCGGAAGATAATCAATTATAAATTATGTTAGATGGATTAGGATTAGTATATGAAAAAAGAGGGAATACAGGTGCAGCAGCTTATAATCAGCCAAGCAATGATAATCCATTTGCGGTAATCACCGAAGATTTACAAGGTAGAGTAGAGGGAATACGCAAAGAGGAACAACGCAAAAAAGACAACATTGATAAAGCTAATGAATTAATTATTCAAGATATAGACCCTAAAGGTTGGGATATTGATAATAGAAAAATATTTTATCAAAAAGGGTTGGATTTAAAAAAAGAAGCAGCCATACTAAGAACAAAAGGCAAGAACCTAAGTGACCCAACAGACCCCGAAGTAATGGCGTTTCAAAGAAAGCAACAAGAGGTTCTTAACCAAGCTAATTCATCCGCAGAACAAGGTAAGTTGTTTGACCCTGTTTATAAAGAGTTCATTGCAAAACCTGATAGATACGACCAAGCAAAAACATTAGAGAATATTGAAAAATTCAAGGCATTACCGTTTGAAGAAAGAATAAATGTTGACCCAAGAACATTGTTATCTAAAAAGTTTGATAAGTTTGCAGCCGTAAAACCGGTTAAAAATTTTAGTGACTTTACAGATGTTAGTCCATTAAAAGGAACAATAATTAGACCTGAAAGAATCAATGCTTACTTAGAAGAACAAATACAAAGTCCTGATGTGCAAGAATCAATACAAATGGGTATTGAACAAGGTGCATGGAAAGATGTTGAAGGTTGGAGGCAAGCAATGACTAATCACATTAAAAGTTTGATTCCATTAAAAGCTAATGAGTATAGAGAACCTAAAGGTGGTGGCCCCGATGATGAAAATATAAGTATTTCATTAAATCTTGACGAGGTTGCAAATTTACCTTTTATGAATTTAGACCAAAAAGGTAGGCCAAAAGGGGAGTACACAGATGCTACAATGAGGGCGCCAACTACATTAGGTACAGGTAATTTTACTATTGCATCAGGAGATGTTATTACAACCGAAAGTGGGAAATCAAGCAGTACCGTTCCTTATTTAATGCCAACAGGCACACTTGCTATTGGCTTAAAACACCAAGGCACAGGAAAGTATATGAAAGAAGATGCAGGGGTAAATGTTGTTAGAGATGGCAAGGTAGTAACAATATCAATGCAAGAAGCATTACAAAAAGGTATTGTAAAATACGAACCAGTTGTGTACGGTATGGCAAAAACACAAGTTAAAGGCGTATCGGGTAGAGAAGATGATGAAAAAGAAGTGTCAATAACAGTTCCAGCACGAAAATTGAAAAATACCATAACAGGAGTAGAACCTAAAGAAGCTAAAAATATAATCCTACAAATTGAAGCGGCAGAAAAAGCAGCAGAGGAGTTAAATAGAAAAGCAGGTGTAGGAACAACCAGACTAAAAAGCGGAGGTACAAGTGGAGGCACAACAAGCGGTGCAACTAAACAAGGGGGAACAAATCAAAAAAGTTGGACAGCAGATAGCCCAATATAATTATGCCAGATAGAAAGAAATTACTACAAGATTTTTACGCAAAATATGCGCCCGACCAAGAATTATCAGACGAAAGATTAAGTGCTATTGATAAAAAGTATGGTAACAATAATGAACAATTATTGCGTGATTTTTACGCAAAATATGCACCCGACCAAGAGGTAACTCCCGAAAGGATTGATGCTATAAATAAGAAGTATCAATTAAATACCACTCCACCAACCGAACCTCCAATACAAAAAACAGGCACTTACGAACCACGCAACAAGGTGGCAGAAATGCTTAACCAACCAACCTCTCAAGATATTCAAAGAGAGAAAAGGGGGATAGGTACACAAAAGGAAGTTGTATCAGGAACTAAGGCTCCTGAAATAAAAGTAAAAACAGAAGATGTAGAAAAGTTTATAGAAAACAAAGCTACAGAATCGGCTTACATTGGAACAAAGCAAGAAGCGGAAGGAAAGGGTTTAAAAAACACACTTGACTTATTCCCTGAAAAATCAGACAACATTGCCAACTACCTAAATGAAGAATCTAAGGTAGAATATAATTTCTTAAAAGCATTAGAGAATTATGGTAGAGAGGTTAATGAACTAACCGCAAGAACAGGGGCAACAGGCAATCCTCAAACACAAGCTGACCTACAAAAAGCTAAGTTCAACAAATATAAAACACAAGTAGAGTTAGAAAAGTTTACCAAACAAAGAAATGCTAAAATTGATGAGGCTATTACCTTAAACGAAAATCTAATAAACTATTTGACCGCACAAGGTGATAGTGAAGAAAAAATTGCCGATGCACAAAAAGAAATTGTAAGACTACAATCTCAAAAAGAAAACTACCTTCAAAATCCTGACCAAAAAATAATGTCTGTATTTTCTGCAAACAAGCAGGAGATGGATGAGTTTAAAGTTCCGGGCAATACACCAAGAGAAAGAGTAAAAAACTATGCCTTAATTGTTAATAGACAAATTGAGGAAATTGATGAGAAAATAAAAACAAAGTTCCCGGGTGAACCATTGGAAAAACCATCATGGACAGGTGGCTATAAAATGGCAACAAGAAGCCCTGAGCTTGAAGTTTTGTGGGAAAGAAAAATGAAATTAACTCCTAAGATGCAAGCCTTAGCGCAAGTTGCATTGGTGGATAGAATGCCTACAAAAACAACAGGCGGATTTATAGGTTCTATGTTTGATGCAATAAGTAAAGAGTTATTACCTGATAAAATGACCCAAACAAACTTGAAAGATTTGTCTATACAAGATGTCGGTAAAATTATTGAGAAAAACCAAATTGCAATGGGATTGACTGATGAAATGGTAAAAGAAAGTGCAGTAAAACAAACAAAAGAATTGCAAACACCAACTGAGTTTTTCTCAGCAGAAGGTATGGGTAATTTGTTTGGAACATCTTTATCAATGATACCTGCATTCACATTAGGTAACAAAGCTACGGCAGCAATGAAGATACCTCAAATGATAAGAATGGCAAGGATGGCATCTACAACTACTAAGTATGGTAAGTATTTAGTACCAACCTTAAAAGCATCTCAGCAAGGTATTGAATATGCTATGGCAAAACCATTTTTACAACAAGAAGAACTTAAAGACGAGGCTAATTTCCTATCAGGGTTCTTAGGTGCGGTACTATCAAAACCAGTTGAAAAAGCATTATCTGCAAAAAATATTCAATCAATGATTGGAAGTTTGTTTGGCGAAAAAGCACCAATAGTCGTTAATCAATTGACTGTATTGGGGAATAAAGTAGCAAATGGATTTGGGGAATATGGTTCAGAGGTGGGTGAAACTGTAGGTAGTATTGCACAAACATATTTAGAAACTAAAAACTTTGCAGAACTTAAAAAATCTTTAAACGAGCAATTTGGATCATTAGAGCCAAACATGGAATTATTTGTAGGTTCTGTAGTAATGGGTTTCTTTATGGGTAGCGGCACAGGAATTGGTGATGCAGCAATAAATAAATCAAAAGAGGTTTATGCAGCAATGACCCCTGAACAAAAGAAAACCGCAGATGAAATCTTAAAGCAATTTAAAGATGATTTAGAAGTATCAGAAGTAAATGCTAAAAGACAAGAAATTGCAGAAGGCGATGCACCACCAAAAGTAGAGGAAGTAACAGAAGTTGACCTTCAAAATAAACAAGCAGCCATAGAGGTAATACAATCTCCAACTACAAGTATAAAAGAAAAAGCAGAGGCAGCAAAGATTGTAAGAGATATTGAAGCCAAAGAAAGAGAAGTAAAAATTACTGAAAAAGCATTAGAGCAAGGACCATTAGCAGAAGGTGAAGTTGTAAAAGAGGAAGTGGTAGAAACGCCTAAAGAGGAAGTTGTAAAAGAAACTCCAATGGCAGAGGAAACTAAAGTAGGTGAATTGGTTGTTACTGATGAAGTAAAGGACATAAAAGACGAAGTTACCGATGAAAAAATAGGAGAAAAAAAATATCAAAGCTTTAGTATTGATTTTGAAGATGGTGCAAGAGCAATCGGTACTATTGAAAACGGAGTTGCAAGTATATCGGGAATCAATGCACCTAAAGCAGAAGGTAGTGCAATTGAGCCAAAAAGAGGAACTAAAACATACGAAAGAGTAATTTCCAAGTTAAAAGAAAGTGGCGTAAAAACTATTTCAGTTAAACTGCAATCAACCGATAGCGAAAAAGCTATTGACAAATTAGTTGAAAAGGGAATACTTACCAATCCAAGAGATATTAGAGGAGGTAGTTTTAATCAAAGGCCAACAACATTTGATATATCCGAACAACCTACCACACCCAAAGAAGTAACTCCTATAACACCCAAAGCAGGTAGTGTTGGTGTAGGGGGAGATGTTACCGAAGCCGAAAAAATGCAATTTGGTGCAGGGTATAAAGATTATAATTTTAAAAAAGAAAATGTACCTATTTCAAAAATTAGAATAACTGAACAACCATCTTTATCAGAAAGAAAAGATTTGGTAGAAGATATTAAAAAGAATGGGATAAAAGAACCTATTGTAGTTGAGTACGATAAAGAAAGCGATACATACTATGTAAAAAATGGTAACAATAGGGCTGCAATAGCCAAAGAATTAGGCATTACAGAAGTACCAACTATTATTGCTGAATACAAAAAACAATCCCTCAAAGAAACACCCAAAGAAGTAACTCCTACAACTCCTATCTTAAAAGAAGAAGGTAAGATAGAGGATAAGATAGAGGAAGCGCCTAAAGAGGTGGTTGAAGCAAAAGTGGAGGGAGTGAAGATTGCTAAAACAAACAATATAAACGGATATGAATTTACAGACACGCCATCACTAAAAGATGTTATCGTAAAAACAGTTCCTAAAGAAAACTTAGTTACAGTAGAATCTGATATTTTTTTAACAGAAAATAAAAATTCATTAGCAGAAGGTGTAAAGAATGAAGGCGGTGGATGGTATAGCATGAAACAAAATGCAGGAGCAGAAGTGTTTTTGTATAACGATATAACCAAAGAGGGAGTGGTTTTAACCGAAAAAAAGGGAGGAACAATGGGCGTTGTTGTGCAAGATTTTATCAAAAACAATAGCAGAGAAGCTGCCACCACAACCCAAAACAAACCTTCTCAAACCCCCTTATCTGAACAAAAAGGCCAAAACAAGGTAGAAACTCCTAAAAAAGAATCCTTAAAAGAACAAAAGCCGAAAGCTAAAGCTGAGATAAAAGCAGAGAAGGAAGCAGAAATAAAAGATAGACTATTAGATAGATTAGCAGCGTACAATAGCCTATCAACATATCAGCAAAACACTCAAAAAAATAGAGATGAAATAGTAGATATTTTTGGTGTTGCAAGTAAATACAAATTTACCATAGCAGATGCCAATGTTAAAAGCACCAAGCAATCAAAAAAATACGAACTATTTAAAGATGGCAAAAAGCAAACAAGAACAAAGGTTGCAACAGAAACTACTAAAGCAACACCTGAACAAGTAAAAGTTGCAGAGAGATTAATAGACAAAGATATGGTAACTATGTGGGATGGTAGTCCATACACGCCTCACTTAGATGCAGTATCTTATGGAATAACATGGCAACAGATAAGAAAAGGTGAGCAAGATATTAAAAATGGCAAAGTTGATTCTGTGCCTGCAAGAAAGTTAATAGAAGTATTAAATCAAATAGAAGCAGATGGCATGGTAAATTTAGTATCAGGCTCAGGTTCTATGATGCAAAGAGATGGATATAAACTAAGCGAAGCAAGACAAGCAAACAGAGAAATACCAGAACTAACAGATGAGGACATTGCAGAAATAAATGCCAATGAAGATGCACTTGCAAAAGAATATGACGAGTGGTTTGAATCACTATCAGAAGAAGAACAAATAAATATATTAGAAGAAAATGAAAACAGAAATCAAAACGAGATTGAACAATCTCCCGAAAGCAGAGAAGGCAAAAAGGATGTTTCTAATGAAAAAGATGGAACAAGAGAAAGCCTCCAAGAAAAAGTAGCCGAAGCAGAGAAAGACCTAAAATCAGCACAAAACAAACTATCTAAGGCAAGACAATCTCAAGATGAGATAGGCAAAGAACAGCAAGTAAATATTTTTGGCAATAAACCTGCCGATAATAAATTGTTTGGTGCAGATGTATCAATTGCAGAAAAACAAATTAAAAAACTACAAGATGAGGTAGATGCTGCAAAAGAAAACTTAGATAAAGCAAAGGCTGAATTAGATAATGTTGTTCCTGCTAATCAAATGCAAATGGGATTGGAGGGGGAAAGCGAAACAGCAGACCCATTAAAAAATGTAGAAAACACAGCAAAGGCGTTAGAGGGTATAGATAATTTTAAGGAAAGATTTTTAGAGTTTTTTGCACCAATTGTAAATAACATAAAAAAAGAACTTCCCAAATTTGCAGGCAAGGATAAATCAGCAAAAATTGTTGTTATAAATAAAGGTGGATTTATTGGCGACCCTATAACATTTTACAGAAATGGCAAATTATACAAAGGGCAAACTAAAGAAGTAAAGCAAACTATAAAATCAAGGGCAGATGGTAAGCCAACACAACAAGAAATAAATGAAGCGTTATCTAAAATTGATGATAAAAACCTATTCAATGTTGTTGTGTCAAATGAATTTGGTGATGTAGTTTTAAGAGGCGACTTGGTAGTAAGTCCAAAAGAAGTAAGCATAGAGGATGCACAAGCGGAATTAGATATTCTAAACGAATCAAAAGCCTTTGCATCCGAAAAAATATTAAACACACCTCAAGGTATTTCCGAAGCATACCATAAAGCAAAGGCAGATGGAAGTAACCCAAAACTTGTTCAAGCAGTAGAGGATGCGGTATCTCAATCCACCGAACAAGCCCTAAAAGACACCATTGCCAAAGAATTAAATAAATCAGCAAATGAATTGGGTTCCTTTAATATTGGTTCTACAAAACTATGGCTTAGTATGGCTAAACTTATGGGATTGTATTCTAAAAAAGGAGTTACTAAGTTTGGTGATTTTATTAAAGCAACAGGATATAAAGCTACATCAGCACTTAAAAGCCTATGGGATGCCATTAGAAATAGAAAACAAACTACAATAAGTAAATCAGTTAAGAATGCTAAGTTAAGAACTCTTAATGCAAGGGTACTGTTCTATGAGGCACTAATTGGTGTTGACCCTCTTGCAGATGGACAAACACAATTAGATGACATTAAAAATACCATAGCAACCTATAAAACACTTGCCATACATGCAAATAAGAATGAAGTACAAGATGTAATCAATGCAGTAGATGCACTAAGTGATTTGTATATTGAATTGTCAGCAGACTTAAATACAGTTAAAGATAAGATTGCAAGTCAAGCAGCTAATGGACAGCAAGCAATTGAACTTAAAGAAGATTTAACTACAGTAGGTAAACTGATTGAATCCTTTGCAGATGATTTTAAGTGGCAAGAAAAAGTACAAAACGAGATTGAAAAAGTAAAAGGCACATTGCCGGATGACATGAATCCTTATATGCAAAAGGATATAAGCATAGGTAGAGTAGAGAATACTATATCCGAAATGATGCAAAAGATTTTTGGCAAAAGATATGGTCAACTTAAAACAAACAAGAAGGGTGAAAAATCATTGTTTGAAAGAGCAGCCCAAGATAAAATAAGCCAAGAAGATTTAGATTTCTTTATGTATGTCCAACACGCAAAAGAGAGAAATGCAAGGGTTGAGGCAGCTAAAATAATAGAAAAAACACAAGCAATACAAGAGGCTCAAGATAGATTAGCAGACCTTGTAACTCAAGACCAAACAAATCCATCAGTAAAAGCTCAGACTACTATGGCCAAACAAGCATTATCAGAGGCTCAATCAATGGCGATTGTTACAGATGGTAGTGGTATGAGTAACGAGGAAGCAGACAGGTTTATGCAAGAGTTTGAAAAGTCAGGTAAAGTGCCAAAACTTGAGGAGTACGCCAAAGAGTACAGAGAAACGGTAATTAAGCCAATGATTGACATGATGGAGGAAGGCAACTTATTAGATGCCGACCAAGCAGAAATGTTAAGAACTGGTATGGATAAAAAGACAGGTGTTAAATTTGATTACTATGTTCCATTAAAAGTAGAAAAAGAAGCATTAGAACAATCTCAAGGAACGGTTGCATCAGCAAGTCCAACATTACTTAATCCAATTAAATCTATAAAAGGAACATCAAAGTATGATTATGTAAAAAGGATTAGTCCAATAGCGCAATCAATATCAGATTTCCAAGCAGCAGCAAAATCGGTAGAGGATAATAAAACCGCACAATCTTTATACAAATTAGTAAAAGAAAATCCTAATAAAGATATTTGGGAAATAGTATCACCAACCTTTATGCCTAATGCTGATGGTATTCCAATAAACCAAACAGCACAAGATGTAAAAGACAGTTCTATTCCGGTTAAAATTGATGGCAAACTAAAATACATTAAATTAAACCATAAAGGATTAAGGGAAGCATGGATGAGAAAGCAATCAAATCCGGAATACATTTGGAGATTATTACTTAATGTATTTAGAACATACAATAACTTTAAAAGAAAAGTATTGACACAATTCTCTCCTGAGTTTGCATTAGTGAATTTAATTAGGGATGTGCAAGATGCGGTGTTTAATAGCTCAGGTGTTGATATTCCATTCTTAGGGAAACAAATTATAGGTAACTTACCGAAAGCCAATGCAACAGCAGCAAAAGCGATATATGGTAACTTAGACCCTGATTCCGACATGGGCAAAACACTTGACCTATACCTTGCAAGTGGTGGTAAAATATCTTGGGCTAATTACAATGCAATAGAGGATGTTCAAAAAGAAATAGACCAAATGACTGCCAAGTTTAGTGATGACAAATCATTAGGGTATTATGGCAAGAATGTGTTTAACAAAGTGGTTGCTACAATAGGTTCATTTAACGAAACGGTTGAAACAGGAACAAGGCTTGCAACATTTAAAGCGTTAATAGATAATGGCATTACCCCTGAAAAGGCAGCATCAATATCCAAGAACATGACTGTAAACTTTAATAAAAGAGGAACAGCCACACCATTATTAAACGCAGCTTATTTGTTTAGTAATGCAGGGATTCAATCAATATATGTAGGCGCAAAAGGATTGGTAAAATCTAAAAAAACACAAAGATATGCAGCTTATATGATGCTAACAGGTGCAGCAATTCCATTTATACAACAAATGATGATAGCAGCAGTATCGGAAAGTGATGAGGAAGAAAAAGAATACAAGCAATTATTAACAGATGAGGATAATACTAACTTCATTGTTATACCAACTGGTAAAAAACAATTTTTAAGAATATCCAAATCTTATGGTATGATAAAAGTGTTCTTAAATTCAGGACAAGAATTAGGTAGTGCAATGATTGATGGTAAGATTTCTGAACATTCAGCTAATATTGTTTCAACAATACTAAGTGTAATTGACCCAATAGCAGGTAGCTCACAAAACACATTATCAGCAGTTGCACCTACCACATTAAGACCATTTGTAGAGGTATTGATGTTAAATAGAAATTACCAAAATGCGCCTATTTATCCGGAAGATAGATTTGGGCCTGAATCAGCAGACTATTTAAAATTCTACCCTAAAACAGCAGACTTTTATAAAAACTTTGCAGAAAACATGTATTTTAAATCAGGTAGCAACATTGATGTATCTCCCGAAACATTAGAATACATTGTAAATGATTTCTTTAGTGGTATATTCAGAACAGGGGAAAACTTTATAGTAGCAGGCTCACAACTTGCCCAAGGCAAAGAGGTTGACCCTAACAAAATACCATTCAAATCTAAATTTATAGTAGATATGTCCGAGCAAGATTGGAGATACACTAAAGATTTCTGGACAATTTATAATAATTCTGAAAAGGTGTTATACCAAAAAGAAGAAATTGAGGAAGTGATTAAATTGGTAATGAAGCTTGATGCCAAAAGAATAAAAGAGAATGGTCCAGAGGCGGTTAAGGACATGCAAAAGAAAGTAGATTTAATCTACGAAGGCCAAGAAAAACTAAAAGAAAGAAAAGAAGCATTTGAAAAGAAACAACAAAACTAACTAAACATTATATTTGCGAGTAACAAATGATAAGACTTAACACCCCTATAGAATCTATTGTAATTAATCTCCAATCAGCAGGGGAAATTAACTATAACATACAATATGTATTTGTAAGGAATGGTGTTACATTAAATAAATCAGTTGAAGGAATACTTACCACAAGCGGACAACACCAAGTTTTAATCAATGATTACTCAAGTGGATATTTTGATATTACCTATCTGAATATTACTAACATTGACCCGGCACAGAATTACATAAGTGTCCTTAAAAAAACAAATGTCAATGAAACTAATCTTACCTCAGAGGCAATAGGACTTAAAAACAGAGAGTGTATTGAGTTTACCTCAGAAAGTGGATTTAAGACATTAGATCAAAACGGTAGTTTTAAAACAATTACTTCAAGTGTAGCAGCAGATGGTGATGTTCAAAATAGCGATATGTCTTACATGGCAACCGTTCCAAGTGCTGGAAGCTTAACATTGCCAGATAGCCAAATAAATGTAAATGGTATTGATGAAGGAGATGTTGTAAGTGTTAAAACTATTGATGTCAATTTAACAGATGGTGTAAATCCGGTAGTTCCAAGTGCAATAAGCTTAGTGGGAAATACTCTTGAATTGACAGTATTATCATCAGGAGGGGGCGATGTTGATGTTGAAATAAATGGCGTTCCTTATGATACTATAACAGCCCCTGCAACAGTGGATGTTCCTGTAATAAATAGTGCATCAACACCTGTTGGTACAATTGTAGGAATAAATGTTGAAATAGGAAATAGTACAGCAGTAATTAAAAATAGCGCAGGAACAACAATTAAAACAGAGGCAATACCGGCAGCAACTTCCGAAAATATAACTATAATCAATAGTACAGTCAATGTTAGAAAAAGTGATGCTACATTGATAAGTGCAGTTACTGTACTTGCAGAAGGTTCAGCAAACTATAATGTTGCAGACAGTACCGCAGTTATTAAGAATAGCGCAGGAACGACTCTTAAATCTGAGGGAATACTTGCAGCTACATCAGAAAACATTACTATTAATGATTCAACGGCAGTTATAAAAGACTCCGCAGGAACGACATTAAAATCCGAAAACATACTTGCAGAGGCATCGGAAAATATCACAATAAATGATAGTGTAGCGGTATTAAAAGATACTGCAATGGTAACTCTTGATACAGTAAATATTTTAGCAGAAGATACTGAAAACATTGTATTAGATGATTTCAATGTGGAGGTAGAGGACCCTTTAGGGAGTGTTATTTTAACTGATAGTTATTTAGCATACTCTATGAATACTCTTAATTTAACTGCCCTTTCAAATGCCAATGTAGTAATTGGAAGTGCAACATCAATAACAATAAGCGCAACTGCACCATTAACACCTACACTAGGCGATATATGGTTTCAACCTAATTAAAATAAATAAAATAATATATGGCAACTTTCAACAAATTCAACGCCTTTGTGGCAGACTTAGCAAATGGGGTTCATAATCTCGGAACAAATCAATTAGTAGTAGCATTATCAAATAGCGCACCAAGCGCAACAGATGCAACACTAACTGCAATCACACAAATATCTTACACAGGTTTAAGTACAAGAAACATCACAACAACTTCAAGCACACAGACTTCGGGTTTGTATTCTTTGGTGTTAGTAGATTTAGTTCTTACTGCATCGGGTGCAATTCCTACTTTTAGATATGTGGTTATTTACAATGATACTCCAACATCACCTGCCGACCCATTGATAGGATGGTATGACTATGGTGTAGGTGGTGTAACTATGGCTAATGGAGATACATTTACAATCGACTTTACAGACGCTCAAAAATTAATAGAAATTTCTTAATTAAATATTTATGGCAGACAATATAGGATATACCCCAGGAACAGGCGCAACGATTGCAGCCGATGAAATAGGAGGCGTACTTCATCAACGAGTAAAAATAGGAGTAGGTGCAGATGGTACTGCAACAGATGTAAGCAGTAACAACCCAATGCCTATAATGGCTTATGGTGAATTAGTTGAAGCGATTGAAGCTATGCGAATGGCAATTCAATCACTCAATAGAACAATAGGATTAGCACAAGTCAACCCACTTACAGGTCGTATGTTGGTAGATGGTTCGGGTGTTACTCAACCAATATCGGGTTCGGTAACTGCCAATCAGGGCGGTACTTGGAACATCACCAACCTTGCAACTATTGGAGGCCAGAATGCCAACTCACAAATACAATCATTCGAAAGAATGACGGCAGACAATTTAAGAAGAAATATAATCGTAACATAATAAAAAAAATCATGGCAACTACAAACGGCAACAGAAAATTATTAGATTTAAAAAGATGGGAGCAAGTCACTCCCGCTCCCGCTGCAACAACCGCAGGTTCATTCATTGCATCTTCACGTCATTTCAAACAACAACAATTGTATGTGAGAGGAACAACCGAAGCGTATCTTTACAACCCAACCGAAGATGGATGGGTGCAAATACCATCCCCTGCTCTTGCGGGGACTTTGGTAGCAGGTTCGTCAGGCGTAGCAGGGGCATGGTCAACAGGTACAACGGTTGGTGCTGCATCGCTAACTGCAACGGGTGGCACAACATCTACAATTGTAACCAACCAAACATTGGCACGTTCAATAGCTGGTTACAAAATACATATCCTTTCAGGGCCAAACGCAGGAGTTACTCTTGACATTGTTTCTAACACAATAGGAGCAACAGCCACTATTACCGTAGCTGCACAGGCATCTGCATTTACTGCATCAACCGTATATCGTTTATGTACGCCTGTTTGGTATGTTCTAGGGTCAGGTACACTTGCATCGGGTTCTTTCAAAAAATACGATTTTGCAACGAACACTTGGACAACTCTTGTAAACACAGGATTGCCTGCAACCATTGGAACAGATGGCAAAATGATTAGCACTCCTTCATTTTTGAACAATGATTATGAAGTTTTTGCAACAGGAACAGCAACAAGTGCAACTGGTACTACGTTGGTCAATTCAGCGAAAGGATGGGCAACTAACCAATGGGCGAATTATCAAGTAAGAATTGTATCAGGTACAGGTGCAGGTCAAATTAGGTCAATTACTTCTAACACAGGAACTACCTTAACCGTTCCTACTTGGACAACCACACCCGATGCAACTTCGGTTTATAACATAGAGGGTAATGATGACTTCCTTTACTACATGGGTAACAACGCAGTAACTCTTTATCGTTATTCAATTTCGGCAAACACTTGGAGTACGCTATCACCAACGGCTGCAAGAGCAGCAGCACCTACAACTGGTATGTCTGGTCATTGGATATATGGTGAAACGAATACAGATTGGATAGCTGAAAATGCAATTATAAACGGGCGTAGGATTTATTCATTTCGAGGTGCAGCAGGTGCAGTTTTGGATTACTATGATATAGCTGCTAACACTTGGGTATCAGGTGTTTTATATTCTCCTGCAACTGAAACATTTTCAACAGGCACAAAATACACTTATATCAACGATAAGATATACATTCAAAAAGATGCAAGTAACAGGTGGTTTGAATATGACATTGCAGACCAAAACATGATGGGATGGACTACAATGCCTGTTGTGCAAGGTACTGCAATTGTTGGTGATACTTGTTTTGATGCAACATATTACGATGGTGCAACAGAGATACATTATGTGTATATGCTTGTAAATTCATCCACTCTTATGTACAGACAAATGGTAATCTAAAATAATAATATACAATGTTACTAACCTTACTGCAAAATAGTGGAACATCTCCAACTGCATACACCATTTCATGCAGTAAGGTTACTTATGCCTTAACGGGAAAAGATGCTACATTAACATTTTCGGCAGGTTCAATTAGTTATTCAATAACTGCAAGTAAAGGCACTTATACTCTAAGTGGTAAAGACGCAGAATTTAGGGTAGGTAGAACAATATCATCCGAAAAAGGAGTTTATAGTTTAACAGGCAAAGATGCAGACTTTAAAGTAGGTAGAAGTATTGCCTCCGAAAAAGGAACATTTACTTTAAGTGGTAAAGTTGCAGAGTTTAAAGTAGGAAGAACTATATCAAGTGAGAAAGGTGTTTATACTTTAAGTGGAAAAGTTGCTGATTTCAAAGTAGGTCGCACTATTGGATTAACTAAAGGTGTATTTTCTTTAACAGGCAAAGATGCTAATTTAATTTACGGAGGAACAAGTGTAAGTTATAATATTTCAGCAAATAAAACTACATACGATTTAATTGGAAATTATGTATCTTTGAAATTAAATTTTACCCAAGCAATAACTTATGTAAGTCCAAATTTTGTTTTAGGTAGAATAAGAGTTTACAATGGCACTATATGGCAAGATGTGATAACATATCAATATAAAAATAATAAATGGAATGGCTTTACCAAATAACAAATTAACGATAATAACGGATAATCCAATTTGCGCAAATGCTTCAGTAGAAAATAGCAATGCTAGTTATTCTACAATAGTTGCAAGTGGTGGATTACTTACATTGCCGGACCAACAAATAAACATAAACTCAGTAGATGAGGGAGATATACCAAGTGTAGGTACTATAGATATTGATTTGTCAGATGGTGTTAATCCTGTTACTCCTACAAGTGTTACAATTACAGGTAGAACTATTGATATAGTTGTGCCAACAGGTGCAGGTTCTTTTGATGTAAATTTAGTTGATAGATTTGGCAACAATTTAGGAACTAAAGCAGTAACTGCAAATGCTAATTGGGATTTAAGAACATTAACACCTTTTGATTGGGCTGATATATTTTTAACAAATGCAACAGGAAGTTATACAAGTGGAGAGCAACAAGCTATTATCGATGCAGTTGATGATTGGTTTACTTCAGGAGTTTGGGAAAGAAGGAGAGCTATTTATTTATTTACAGGTAAAAATGCTTTTGATAATTCTTTAAATTTAAAATACCCTTTTAATAGCAATAATACAGATAATTTAGTATTTGCAGGAAGTCCTACACATAACTCAAACGGGGTTACATTTTCTGCTACAAGTGCAGCATTAATTAATATAAATAGTATTATGTTAAATGTACAAAATACAAATTTCTTTATTTATTCAAGAACTAATAGTCTGCCGACAGGATTGGCATTTGATTTAGTAACTGCTAATGTTAGTTCAAATCAAACTTATATAGGACTAAGAGATAACAATACAAATAGATGTTTTTTTGCTTTTAATGGGAATATAAATGTAAGTGGTACAAATACAGATAGCAGAGGTGGTTATCATACTAATGCAATTGCAGGAACAAATGCAAGTAAATTTGTTAAGAACGGAAACACAGGAAGTCCATTATTAACATTAACTGCGGGAACAGGAATTAGTGCATCAACATTTGGATTAGGTGGTGCAGTTAATGAGATATTTACAGTAACTTCCCCTACTTCAAGAAATTATGCAGGATTAGCAGTTGGGTTGAGTCTAACAGACACGCAAATGCAAGATGATTATACAATTTGGCAACAATTCCAAACAGATTTTAATGGTAGACAAGTATGATAATAATTAATACAAACCAATATAATGGCACACAAATAGGAGTTAATGCCTTTTTTGCTGCACCTATTTTAAGTGGTCAATACATAGGTAAATTCGCAACAAGTGAAAACGCTTTAAATGAATTTCCTGAGATATTTAAAAACTTAACTTATGAAATTGTAGATTTAGATGCAAGTGCTTTTCAAGTAGATTATACACCACCTACATTAACACCTTATGCAGTCGTTATTCCTGAGATTTATCAATGGGCATTTCCTGAAAATAAGTTTGTTTTAGGAGGATTTGAAATCCCTTTAGACACTCACAACACAGATAAGGTTGTTAATATAGCTTACTTTATGTGGGAGGAATTTAGGGCAGAGTTAGACTCAGGGAAATATGAAGATTTGAAACGCAGTTTGATGCCTATTTGGGATTATGTTCAAGTACAAGTAGATACTATCGGTCCATGGTTGCAAGACCCTGAAAATAATCAATTATCAGACAAAGTGGTGATATTATAAACAACCTAAGATATTTTTAATTATTTTTGCCTTATGCAAATAGTATTAGTCCACAGCCCATTCAGTTTTAAAAGACCACTTTCATTAATTGGTTGGGCTATAAGGAAAGTTACCAGAACTTATTGGAATCATGCTTCACTATTAGTTAATATTCATGGCACTAAAATGATTTTAGAATCTGATATTAAAGGTGTGGTTGCTATACCATTTAAAGAATGGGCAAAGGAGCAAGAAATTGCAATCTATGATTTTGACTATGGCCAAAAGGAAATATCTAAGGCATGGAGTAAGGTAGGCCACACAAAATATGACTTTGCGTCATTATTGTGGTTTGGATTAGTAAGAAGTGTAACCGGCAAGTATTACGGTTATACGGTTGAAAGAAAAGCAGCAAAAAGATTTTATTGCTATGAGTATTTGGCATGGGTAATGGGTATGGATAACTACTATAACATATTACCACACGAGTTCATTAAGCACTTGGAGAATGAGGGGTTAGTGCCATTACATGTTGAACCTATTAAAGCCAAAGACTTAATTGATGAAAAGATGGATTAGAAAAATCAGGATAAAACTAAAAAAGACAACGCAAGTGATATTATTAATTATGAAGCTCGACCCTAAATATAACCCTAACGATGATACCGATTGATTATGGAAGTATTATTGATGGGCTTAAGCGTAAGGGTATGCTTCCAATGTTGCTTGGACTTATTACAATATTCCAATATAACTACATTCAAAGGAAAGACGAAGAATTTAACGCCAAACAATTAAAGCAAGAGGAAAAATTCACACAACAACAAGAGGAGATGAAAAAATTACTACAAATGCAAATACAATCTTTGGAGATTAAGCTATTAAATTGCGAAACAGAACGCAATAACACTATAATTAGACAATTAGAGGCAAATAGGAGGTTAAAAGATGAGTAATTGGAAACTACCAGAAAAAGTATCAGAAGAAATCGTAGATTTTTTAGCCAATTTTAGCTTTAATTTTGGTATAATGGCACTAACATTTGTAATAGGCGTGTTCTTTTTAGAGCAATTCTTAGTTTTATTACTTGCATACTTTCTTAGACAATATATTAAAAATCATTAAACAAATAAATATCATGGCATCAATCACATTAACAGACAAAAACTTAACAATAGTATCAGACAGAACTACAAGACCTGTAGTAATGCACATAAAATCAAACATATCAATAGCTTACTCAGGCACTAATAATGCTAATGGTACAGTAAAGCTAATGATAAACGGACATCCATTTGTGTTTGGTGCATGGGAACGCTCTTACCTTGGTCAACTTGATACAGTAGGAGCAACCGATGTATCTGCATTTACTCCGGCAAATAAAGCAGCACAATTAGCAGCATTAGTTAAAAACATTTAATAACTTATGCCAAAAGTTTGTTTGGTTGAGGATTGTAGTAATTACATCTTTGGTAAAGGATATTGCCGTAACCACCAATATTTGCGTACTGATAGTAAAAAGCCTAAACCTATTAGTGCGATTTCCAAGAAGAAACAACAATTAAAAGCAGATCCATTATCTAAATCTGAGATTGATATTTTTAATGAGATATGGAATGAAAGGCCACATATAAGTGAACTATCTGGTAATCCACTGCCTTACGATAAGAACAATATGTCAATGTGGGTATGTCAATTCTTGCATGTAATACCTAAAGGGATGTCGCCTAAACTGAGATTAGATAAAAGAAATATAATGCTCGGAACACCTGATGAACATAATCACCAAGATAGGTATAACAACTTTAAGGTTAGAAAATTTGAATTACTTAGACAGATGTATGGGAAGGATGATTAGGATATTTCATCAGGCTTATTAAGCTCGGCAATCCTATCTACTATAATTTGCTTAAAATCATAGTTCTTTTGGTAAAGCTGATTTTCTTTTAAAATATCATCTATTGTAGTTTTCCCTTCTTTAATATCTACAAGGTCAACCATTGCTAAAATAGAAATGTAAGTTTCGTCTTTCTCGAAACTAATATTAAGGGTCGCTAATGCAGCCTTAAAATAACTTAATCTTTCTGTGTTTTTCATTTTATCTTACTTAGTATATAATTCCTTGCAATATCATCCACCAAAATAAATGTTCTACCATTAGTATCGGTAGATTCTGGGAATGGCACAACAGTGGTTAATCTTAAATTAAGGGAACCATCTCTTTTAGCGTAAGGGGAGATTGCATTTCTAATGCGTGATTCACCTACCTTACATAATAAAGCCATTTGTTGAACAGTTATAATATCCCACTTTAAAACCAACTTTACTTCTTCAAAAGATAGCCCTGAATACTCAGATAGGCTTTTTATCTCATCATCGTGCCACCTTCCAGGCTCCAAGTGATGATACTTTTCAAGATTTAAAGTTGGCTTTTCCAAAGCGGTATTCATGGTGTGTGGTGCAAATATAACACTTATTTCAATAAAGTGATAAAAAAAATTAATTATTTTCATCACTTTTAGGTTTTAAAATAAAAATAACAACCTATTATTTTTGTTCTTAAATTTGTACTCAACTAATTAAATAAATAAATAAACAGTATGGCACAAGCATTTAAAGTAACAGTAGTAGGGGTTAATGGGTTTGCCCAAACTTCTAACGAGCAAGTATTCCCAACAACAGCAGGTGTAAGAGTAATCGAAAACACATGGAATGTAGCAACAGCAAATTGCACAGTAATCGTTCCTCAATCACAAGTTGGTGGTGGATTTACTAATTTCCAAGTAACTGAAACATTAGATACAGTATTGGCGTTAATCAATGGCACTACTTCAAGTACAGGTCAAGCAGTTTTCTCTCAAGGTATCTTGATTGAACACGCTAACACAGCAGCAGTAAACGCAACTGCAACAATTGCAGCAGCAGAACTTGCTAAAGGGTATGTAACTTCTACATCAGCAGCAGCTACAACTATCACTTTACCAACTGCAACTCAACTTGCAACTGAATTAGGTGCAACAAGAGGTACAGTGTTTTCATTTTATGTAGATAATACAGCCGGTGCAAGCACAGTGACAGTAGCGGTAGGTTCAGGGATTGTAGCAGCATCAGCATTAACTGGTGGTACTACTTTAACAGTATCAGCATCAGCAACAGTTGGTATTGCTTCTTTCCAAATTGTATTCTCATCTGCAACAGCAGGAGTTTTAAGTAGATTGGCTTAATCTAAGACAGTTCTTTTTGTAAATTTAAATCAAAAAAACCTCTCAAGAAATTGGGAGGTTTTTTTATTTTAAAGGACAATCCAATTAAAGAATTTTTCTAAGTATGGGTATGCGCCTGACCATATTACAAGCTCAAACAATCCCCTTGCAAGCAATTTCCCAAGATTAAGACCTATAATTACAATGGCAATATAATATAGGATGTTAAATATTATTTTCATTTTTTCACTCAAATGGATTCCATACATTCATATCTCCTTCTGTAAACCTAAACCCCTTGGTGTATGAATAGTAGTTGCATCTTTTTTCAGGATTGTCTAATCCTTGATATAGCCAATCAATAATTTTTTGTGGAGGCTGATTTGTATTTATATCGTAAACAATATCTGTAAAGCTAAAAAAGTAGCAATCGCCAAAACACGCCATTTCACCAATTAGACCTGCAACCCAAAACTCAAATTCTAAATCTTGTTTTTTACAAAAGGCTTTTATGTAATCACTACATACTTTTTCGTATTGTTTTTTCAATTTTTCTATATTCATTTTATTATTTTCTTAAATTCTCTCCACATCCCTTTATCAAAATCTCTCCAAACATTTTTAGGGTGTCCGATGTTGTCAATGTACTTTAAATCACCTTTCTTGAATAAAAGGTATTGGACATTACCGAATAGCTTATTTCTTCTTGCAGGATACTTGTAGCAAGATCCATACTCCCAAAATATATCTTTAAATTTACTCATTATTTATATCTTCAAACACCAATGCTTCGGGTGCCACTTGTTCAACTCTACCATCTATTCTTGCAATAACTGCAGTTGTTTGAGATTGCATAAGGACTGTATGTCCATTATCGTGCAATACTGAACTTGATTGACTTCCCCAATGCAAAAAATAAACTGTTTCATACATGGGAGGTATGTAAGCTCCTTCTTCATCGTGATACTCTGGGCGTAATACTTGGCATTTTATTTTTTTTATTCCCATGGTGTGTGGTTAAACCTTTTTAGTCTAAAAGTTTTTCCCAATAATAATCAATATGGCTATCAACAACAGAACCTCCACCGCAACAATGTATATTATGTACTTGACAACCATTAGGCTTTAATTGTTCTTCACAAACAGTACTTACAACAAAAACTTTATCTTCATCAAACCAATCTTTTTGGGAATAATTATTATTTTTTGCCGACAAATGCCCTTGTAGTAAAACCTGATTTTCTGTAATACCAACAACTTTTAATGGTTCTTGTCCATTACAAACATCTTCGGCATAAACAGGATACATGTTTAAGGATTTGTACTGTTTAATAGGTATTTTTTTGTACTTCATCTCAATTCACTCTCCTTGTTTCAATGTGTGATTCAAAATCAGGATAATAATCACCAATAATCTTAGTGGCATCGGATGCTGATTCTGCGCCTACTGTTGTTTCTTTTGTTTCCTTACTTTTGTTAATCCATTTCACTACATACTTATAGTGTGTAGGAAGGGTTGGGTCGTGTTCTCCTGGTTGAACATCGTCTGATGGTGGTCTTTGATTTGTCATTTCTTTTAAAATTTTAAATATTATGTTAAATGGAAGTTTTGCTTGAATGTTACTCTTTAGAAGTTTATATTTTTTGAGGTTCTTAATGTCATCACCATAAAAGAATGTCACTACTGAGTGGCTCCTATTCCTAAAAGCATACTTATGTGACTGTCCTAAATAATCTACAAGTCCATTAATGAATATGTCTTGCATGGATGGTGATGGGTGTGTTTTCATTTATTTAATCTCCTCCCAAACTTTATCTACAATTGCTTCTCCTATAAGCTCAACTGATTGTATTTCTTCTTTAGTAAGTTTTTTCTTAATGATTGACCTAAGATGGTTGTTCTTTGCTTTACTTTCATTTACGAGCTTTGTGTAGTCTTTGTCAAGATATGGCTTTAACCATTCCTGCTGGACATCAAGGGCCGTTAGTAAGTAATACATCCTTTGAATGTTTAAGATTAAATCTTTTTCTTTTAGTTCTGGCATTTCTTTCTTTATTTTCTTATTTTTATATCCATTTCAAATCTTATAACCTCACTATGTATGCCCTTAAGATTTGTTTTTATTTTGTATTGCCTCTCTCTACCCTTAATAACCATCGAAGTTATCACTCCATCATACCACCTATCGTGTATCTTATAAGAACGAAATATGATGGTTTGACCCTCTTTAAACATCTATGAGTGCAAGATTAATCACTTTTGTTCAATTAAACAAGGTAAATTTGAGATATTTTCATTTTGTATTCTTAAGTATTGTTTCCTCTAAGTATTTACCTAACTCATTTATTGATGATAAGTATTCAAGATAGTTTACATCGTGGTGGGTGGTGTTGCTGCCTATTGTAACAAATATTAAGGAACCCTGCCTTTGTACAACGCAATTAGGGTATTTATTTTTTATTATTGCTTCTATATTCATAATTGTAAATCCTCGCTGCTAAATCTTTCAACAAATCTTTGATATATTTTAAAAAAATCATACTGTATAATACCTACTTGCCCTGCCCTATGTTTTGCTATTAACAATGCAATGGTGAGCATACTTTCCATTGGGTCTGTAATTGAATGTAAGAACATCACAATATCTGCATCTTGTTCAATACTCCCAGATTCTCTCAAATCGCTCAATACTGGCAATCTATTTGACTTTTCCACTTCACGACTTAACTGAGCTAATGCAATAATCGGAATATTTAATTCTTTGGCAGTAGCTTTCAAGCCTCTTGAAATTACGCCTAATTGCTGTTCACGATTACCATTTTCGTAAGTAGTCATAAGCTGTAAATAATCCACAACAATAAACTTAACACCAAACTCTTTTACAAATCTCCTTGCCCTTGCTTTAAAGTCTAAAATATTCAATCCTGCGGTATCATCAATGTATAATGGGTAGGTCCAGTTATCTTTATGTAACTTCATCCAATCATTTTCGTCTAAATTAGCCGTTTTTAGCTTGTGTGCTTCAATATCTGTGACATTGCTTATCAATCTATCAACCAACTGCTTTGAACTCATCTCAAGCGAAAAAATAGCACATGGCTCATTTCGTTTAACGATATTGGTAACTAAATTTAAACAAAAAGCGGTTTTACCTGTTCCGGGCCTTGCGCCAATGATTACTAAATCTGAATTTTGCCATCCACTTAAAGTTTTATTTAACCTTGCGTAACCAGTATCAATCCCTAAAACACCACCACCTTCTTGTATTTTTTCTAAAATATCCATGGTACTAAAAACCACTTCATTTAATTTTTGGAAGTTTTTGGCTTTAGTTCCACTTAGGTTTTCAAGCTCATTAATAATTAAATCTTTTTCCTTAAACGGATCAATACCATCATTATACAATTTTTGGATTGCCGACATGCAGACTTGTAGTGTTGCACGTTGTATGTATTTTTGAATTAATATTGATTTATGGTATTCAATATTAGCAGAAGATTGTATCCTTGATGTTATTTGCGATAGCTTATGGAAACCACCTACTAATTCAAAGTTACCAGATTCTTGTAAGTTATGAGATACCGAAAGTAAGTCAATTGGTTGGTTTTTGCTTAATAAATCTAATATTGATTGATAAATAAACCTGTGTTGTTCCATATAGAACATATCAGGCGTTAAATCTGTGCATTTATCAATACAATGCTTATCTAACATTAACGCCCCTAAAATCGCTTCTTCAAATTCTACCGCTTGGGGTGGCATTCTACCTGCATTTTCAAAAGGTGATAAATCCGCCTCGGCGCGCCTTTTTGTTTTTTTATTTTCCATGTTTATAGTGGTTTGTAATTATTGGTTATTGGGGATTGGGTGGTTTTGTTAAATTGCTTGTCGTTTTTAGCCCATGTTTCTAATCTTCTTTCAAGCGACCACGTTGTTTCTAACTCCATTTTGAATTTAGAGTTTGATTTATTAGGCTCTGTCCAATACTTATAGAACTCGTTAAGGAACTCCTTACCGTATTTGGGTAGATAAGGTTTGAGTGTGTCAGCAAATTTTAATTTGCGTTGCTCTATCTTATCTACTTTAAGTTCTTTATCTTCTTCTAATTCTTTAGTTGTTGCCCTTGGTTTGCCCTTGCCTTGCCCTTTGTTTGCCTCTTGTTTGTCCGTTGGCTTGCCCATTGATTGGTACAAATCGTAGTTAAGCATTGTGAGAGTAGTGTTTGCGCTTGACGATTGTTTGCCCACCTCTTTTGTTTTTTCCAACTTACTTAAAGCTGTTCTTACTTCTTTTTCTGTTAACCCTGTTTCATGGCTAAGGTTTTTAAGTGATGTAATTAATTGACCTCTATTAATAGTTAAGCCTTGCCATTTTTTAGTTTCGACATTAGCTTTTAAAAGTAAGTGAAGGAATAGTTTAAATGTATTTACATCTTTATACCATTCCCAGTCAATCAGCTTTCTATGTATTTTTATCCAACCTAATTCCATATAATATCCAATTCTAATACATCTCCTAATGCTTCTTTTAGTTGCTCATCTGTAAGTAGATAATCTTCTTTAATAAACAATCCAGACCAAAACCAAAAAAGATTATCATTTTTAACCATTGTGCTTTTGTTGCATAACTTACAATAAACACTTTTTATTTTACTTACTTCTTTAGAATATATCCCAATATCTACAACTATATAATTACAACCATGTTGGCATTCACCTTTTTTTAATCCAAGGCAAGTAAATGTTTGTCCTTTTTTAACTAAACCTAATGAGTGGTCTTGAATACATACTATTTTATCGCCAATAGTATAATTAATATCTTGATTATCCATAAAATTAAAAATATAAAACCCCTACTAAGTGAACAATGGCTGAAACAGGCTGGATAAAACCTACATTGAACTCTTTAGTAAGGGTATAATTTTTTAATATTATTATTTGATTATCCATAAAATAAAAATTAGAGATATATTTTCAGCTTATCATCTAATCAGCCACAAACATAATACAAAAAAATAACATCTTGTTAAAAAACTTTTCTCAATTACTCCCCAACTCCATTTCCATCTCCTGAATAACCTCCTTCAAGGCATTAACTCTTTGGAGCCTACCATTTTCAATCCTTCCAGAACCATCATAGTGATAGTGTCCAATTTTTTGAACATCACCTTTGGCGTATAATTCAGGAAAATCATGGTGGTAGGAAAAGTATCCTTTGTATTCAAAGTATTGGCAGAAACCAAATTGGGTGTCATCGTTGACTGGATTGGACCAATCTTTTAGTGCTTGTTTGTAGGTTTTAAGGCGTATTGCTCGGCTCATTTAATGGACTGCAATTTATTAAAAATTTCTGTTTCCAACAAGGCTTCAAATTTTTTTGATTTACTTACCCAAATTTTAAAATCGTGCATAAGGACATTGTGTTTAACGAACTCAATTTGGTAGTAAGATGTAAGTTTAAATTTAGAATATCTTGTTTTGTTAGCCTTAATATCCACTCCAATAGGGTGAATAAGTCCTTCACGATAAAGCTCAGATAACCGGCATGAAACATGCACTCGATTAAGTTTGTAGGTAGTGGCAATATCCTGGGCAGTAAAATTAGCATCAGGATACTGTTTAAAGACACTTAAGATAAATTCTTTGTTTGCCTTTACTTGTTCACCAAATAATGTGTGAACGATTTTTGATACGGTGGTTGTTATTGACATAATAATTTTAATTAAATAATCTCGGTAATTTTGCCCAATGCGTAACTTTTATATCATCTAAGATACAATCTCCTACAATGGTATTCCCTTCAACTTCAAGCGGTCCATCAAGCTCTGCCCAATACCAATTTCTAAATTCTTCTTCGTCTTTTAAAATTCTGCATCCAATCATAATAGTATTGTCATCTTTATTAAGGAGCCATACCAATTCATCAAATGGTGGGAGTTCATCGTTTGTGTTTATCCAAGTTGTTGCCATAAGTTTATTTTTTTAATCTATCTACAATTTTACCTTTTTTTTCTAATCTTTTGTATGCGTAGTAAACAGATGTTCTATCTCTGCCATACATATCAGCAATCATTTGAGGGTGCTTGTGTCTGTTCTTCCATACAAAGTCATCAAACTTGCTTACTTCTTGTTCGGTTGATCCTTTAGTTCTTGGCATTAATAACTTCCTCCATAATTTCAATTTGAAGTTTATCTACACCTCGCTGTACTTGTTCCATAATAATTTGCAGGTCAAGTTCTTTGGCAAGTTTTTGAATAACCTTTAATCTATCAACTCCAAGAGATTCGCCTCTTTGGATAAATAACATTCCAAGGGAAGGATTTTCAGCAATTTTCATTCTTACGCCAAGTTCCATAATCTCTGATGATGATAGATTGCTTGTGGATACAGGAACACCTCTCCAAATTAAGCCTTCCTCATTAAACAATAAATCATCTACAGATAAGGCACATTCTTTAATTGTATGGGCAATTTCTTCTCTGGCACTTTCAATCATAATGGTAAGGTTTTGGGATTTCTCAGTAAGTTCCTTAAGGACATCTTTACCTATTAAATAATCTAATTTAGTAGCATAATTAGCATTTAGTTCCATTGCATTGTCTTTTTGGGCCATAAGCTCAGATACATCCACCGGTTTGTTTGTTTTAAGGTATTCCTCTGCCTTTAAAACTTTATCAAGCACTTCTAATTTCTTGGCCTTTAATCTTTCAATTTCTTGGTCTATGGATTCGATTTCTTTTTTGTTAGATTCAAGCCTTTGGGATACACCTTCAATGTCATTATTAGATTTGATAGACATTGCAAGTTTTTCAGACAGTTCTTTAATATCAATCTTCTTTTCAGGGATTTTATTTAAGTCAATCTTATGGTAATTATGATTTGCAAGGATATTCTCATTGGCTTTAATTTGAGAGTTTATCTCAGTTCTGGTTCTGAAATAATCATCAACTCTATTCTCACATTCAATGACTACTTGTTTAACTTCATCATCTAAAAATGATTTGTAAATCTCTACTTGTTGTTTGCGCCCTGCCTTAGTTTCTGATAGTCTTACAAACTCATCAATATCAAAATCTACTGCACCTACTACATTAGCAAGGACTGATTTGCGTGTATCTACAATACCCTCTGGGGATGTAACTGTTACTACAGGTTTGCCATGTTTAAATCTGACTAAAAACTTCCATTCATTGCCATCTTTATCTACAATGATATAACCTTCACCATCTGCCTTCTCAGGGATGGATGTCTGCCTACCAAGTGCAATTTCTATGAATTGGATTACTGAGGACTTCCCTCTGCCATTATCTCCTAAGAGAATGATGTTGTGTCCGTTAATTTCCTTTTCAAGGTTTCTGACTACCTTAAAGTCTTTAATGTTTATTTTTACGAGTTTCATGGTGTGTTATTTTTTTAAATAGTTTATTAAATCTTCTTCGTTTTTAATCCAACCCATATCTATTGCAGATATTACAGTTTTTTCAATATCGGTAATTGCTCTTAATTCTTTGGCACTTGCAAGGTTTCTCATTCCAGAAATGTGTTGACCAAAAACCTTAACATTTATAAGCGTTGCGTATTCAGCGTAATTTGGCGATTGAATTATTGATTTTATTTTGACATTCATTGGTAAATACTCTGAACCTGCTTCAATTCTATCGAAAATCAAAGTATCAGCAACCCAAGCAATAACTTTACCATATAAAATGTAGTTTAATTCAAGTGCAATCGAAATCCATATATAAGGATGAGCTACAACTTGTTTGTTATCTCCCCTACCAGATGTCTTATAAACTCCAATTCCTTTCAAAACGCTTATAAGTTTCTCTTTTTTAACCATTCCCATAAACTTCGACATGTCGCATTTTATGAGATTAAGTTCTAAAAGCACTCCATAGCACTTTTTAGCCATGTCGTCTGTAAGCATAAGTTGGTTTACTGTTTGACCCGTCCATCCAAATTGCCATCTACCTTTTTCGTACGCTTTCTGCAAATCGGTTACACTTAAAAATTGGTCTTTTGTGTTTTGTCTAATAATTGTGCCAAATAAATTTCTATCTGAGCTTTTTAAAATTACATTACTTTTCATATTGATTATAAATATTTGACAAAATTAAAAACAAAAATTCATATAAACAAATTTATAATTATTATTTTACTTATAAATTGTTTTTAAAAAATCTCTTGCATCAATTACTCTCTCTTTAATGAATCCTTCTTGCTTTTCATCTCTTTTGTATGATTTGATGTGTATTCTATATTCAAGTGGAATGTGAACAAAGTTTTCAATAATTGCTTTGCATCTGCTATCAGATTTAACCTCAGAAATATTAAGTCCAAAATTAGCTTGTTCCAACCACTCCTCAAAAAGCTCACCTTCAAAAATCATATTGTTAGCAATCTTAAGGATTTTATAATCTTCAAGCACACCACCATTATAGTATTTTTCTTTTTCGATTGCCTTGTTTACTTCAATGATTGGTGATGATAACAAAGTGTAAACCAATGTAAAGTTGCTTACTTCATACAAATCCATATAACCTCTGCCTTGTGCCTCATAAGTCTTGTTGTCCTTCTCTGAGATTTTCATTTCCTCGTATGTGAATACATCCCAAGAGTTTTTTATGTCAATAACAGTATCTTGATCTGATGCTAAAATATCACAAGCACCATCAAAGTATTGATTTTTTTTGCGAGATTCATTCTTTTTGTAGTCATTGCCGGTAAAATCATTAAGAATTTGTATGGAGGTATCTTCAAGCAATATCCCTTTATTTACCTTATCGAACTTCTTTTCAGGTTGTGTCCTGTTAGATGCTGCTTGAATGTATGTTTTAATGGCGGTCTTTTTACCAATTTCGCCAAGTCCTTTTACTCCTAATAAATCCACAATGTTGTGGCATCTGAATAAGAGATTGTCTATGTTAATTTTTTTCATGGTGTATTTTAAAATAGACACTAAAATCCACAAACAATCAAAGATTGGTAGTGAAATTTAGTGTCATAAATGGTTTAATTTATCCTAAAATGGTAAATTTGTGTCGTCAACATCTGAGGTATCAACAAACACTCCTGAATTAACATCATCAATTGGTGCATGAATTTCAACTGCTGCTTTATTTTCAGCAATTTTATCTTCCCATTTTTGCTCTGCATTAGATTTAGGTTCAGTAGCTTCTGGAACTGCACTTTGTGTACGTTCAAAATAAGAGGCAAGATATACTGCAAGTTCTTTATCTAAGGCTTTTGCTTCATTGTCTGTTGCTTCTGATACAGGAACAATAGCAAACTTAGGGGCAAAGTATTTAGAGGCACCTTTAGTAAGGATTCTTTCATCCTTAGTCATAATAACTGCACCTTTATTAATTGCAGCCATATTTTTAGAAGAAAATGTCATCCAACCATCAACTGCTAACACTTCTGTTTTAGATAGTTTATGTTCACCTCCTGCAAGTGATGAGCCGGTAAACATAATATTACCAACTTGGAGCTTACCATTAGTGTCCTTATAAGCAATGTAGGTAGATTGTGCGTACTTACCACCACCTGCCTTAATAGAATCTTTAATCTCTTTGTAAAGCCCATGTTCGATAACATCTTTACCCTTTTTAACGGTAAGAACTTGTTTTGATAGGTCTTTAACCTCATTAGAGTAGATACCTAACTTAGTGTTATCGTCAAAACCTTTAATGGTATGTAGGCTATCTAAGAATAGGAATGTAAAAGGGAGTGGAACATCAACATTTTCTTTTTTCTCCTTATCGTAATAAGAGAGAGTGCCTGTTGAACCTGACCATTGGAACCATCTTTGAGATGGGTTTTCGATTTGTGTAAAATTACTTCTTGACATGATTTTTTTAGATTGTTTTTTTTTGTTATTATTTATTTTCTATGCGACAAATTTAATTCACAAAATGCAATTAAAAAAATTTATTTGTGAATATTTTTTTGGTTAAAATGGGCAATATTTGGGTTTTATTTTTTGGATATTCTTTCTTAGAAATGTAAGTGAGTAAAACCTACAATTAAAGTAGTATCCTATACAACCTGATTTATAACATTGAGATATTTCTCTGCCTGTTTTAATATTAAAGCATTTGCCGCACTTTGTCCATTGATATTGAGGTGACAATACAAACTCATATTCCATAGTGTATTGCTTTGATATTGTTGACATTTTGCTGTAGGTGTTTATAGGTAAATAAGTGAGTTAGTGGCAAGGCTAAACCAGACCACTATCCAAAAACTTTGAAATCAATCCAGTGTCTGTAATCATCCGAATCGACCCAAATTTCTAATTCAACTTGATACATTTTACCACTTTCCATATTTTCAATGAGTTCAGATAAATTGCTATCTTCTTTTTTAAATAGAAATTCATCTAACATTTGCCAGTTTGGTAACCATCCGTTTATAAATATAGAATTTGGGTCAACGATGTAATCATCATCGAGATTAATCATTTCAAAAGTAAGTTTTGTTTTTTCTGCCATTGTATTTAGTTTTGTGAGAAGCCCAGCCACTAACACCGTGTATAAAAAATGGCGGTTTCTCGGTTAATTTAAAGTTTTGTAATTCTAATTAAGTTATTAGTTTGCTGAAAGTTTTGGAGTTCTAATCCACCACTTCTTATACACGCAAAACGTTCAACAAACATACGACCAAAATTATTCTTCTCCAAATTTCTTATTTAAAAAATACATCACATCAACTGCTGATGCAGGGTAATTAAAAGAAACTGATTGCCCAAATTTAAGATCTTT